TCAGGCCTCCTCAACGTCGTGATACTCTTCGCACGCCTGCAGCGTGTTCTGGATCAGGGTGGCGACGGTCATCGGGCCAACGCCGCCGGGAACCGGGGTGATGTAGGACGCGCGTTCGGCGGCATCTTCATACACCACGTCGCCGACCACTTTGCCGCTTTCCAGACGGTTGATGCCGACATCGACCACAATCGCCCCTTCTTTAATCCACTCGCCAGGAATAAAGCCCGGTTTGCCCACCGCGACGATCAGCAGGTCGGCGTTTTCGACATGATGGCGCAGGTTTTTTGTAAAGCGGTGGGTGACGGTGGTGGTGCAGCCGGCCAGCAGCAGCTCCATGCTCATCGGGCGACCGACGATATTGGAGGCGCCAATGACCACCGCATTGAGGCCGTAGGTGTCGATATTGTAGCGTTCCAGCAAGGTCACGATACCGCGCGGAGTGCACGGACGCAGGCGCGGCGCGCGCTGGCACAGGCGGCCAACGTTGTAAGGATGGAAGCCGTCGACGTCTTTATCCGGCGCGATGCGCTCGAGAACTTTGACGTTATCGATCCCTGCCGGCAGGGGCAGCTGAACCAGAATACCGTCGATGGTCTTATCGGCATTCAGAGTGTCGATAAGCTCCAGCAGCTCGGCTTCGCTGGTGGTTTCCGGGAGATCGTAAGAGCGGGAGACGAAGCCCACTTCTTCACATGCTTTGCGCTTGCTGCCGACATAAATCTGCGAGGCCGGGTTGCTGCCGACCAGCACGACGGCCAGCCCAGGGGCGCGTTTTCCGGCCGCAACGCGAGCCTTCACTTTTTCCGCAACCTCAGAGCGTACCTGCTGCGCAATCGTTTTACCGTCAATAATTTTTGCTGCCATCAGAGAGAGGATTCCATCTGTATCTTTACGAAAGGGGGATGAGGATATTTTGTCAGAAGCGGGCCTCGCTGTCAGTCCTCGTTTGCTGTTTTATCCTGTCTGAGGCTAATTTAGCCTGTTATGGCCATAGTTATTACATGGTTATAAGTGCGTTGCGCCTGGCCACTGAGTCGATTTACGCGCGCATTAGGCCCGGCGGTATGCTTCTTGTACAGTTGGTGGAGGATATTTCGCCAGCGTCGTATAAGCCCCGCAGTTTCCTGGCAAAATGGATTGACTCAACCGACGTGGACCGTATAATTCCACGCGTTTCACTCCGCGAAGCACTCGCTTCTCAGGGCGCCCTTAGCTCAGCTGGATAGAGCAACGGCCTTCTAAGCCGTAGGTCACAGGTTCGAATCCTGTAGGGCGTGCCATTAAGAAACAAGCACTTACGCCAGTTTTAAACCAGCCTGATTTCCCCCCTGTGTCGTATTTGTGTCGCTAGCGCCAAAAATGGCGTCAATTTTCCGTGCGTGTTCGGTCAGATGGTTCGGTGCCAGGTGAGCATAACGACGCACCATCTCGATGCTCTCCCATCCTCCCATTTCCTGCAGTACAGAAAGCGGGACGCCGGACTGAATTAGCCAGCTCGCCCAGGTGTGCCGGAGGTCGTGAAAACGGAAATCCTCGATCCCCGCTTTTTTCAACCCGGCGCGCCAGGCATTATTGTCGTCCACTCGCATTTTTCTAACCGCGGGCGTCAGTGTTCCATCAGGACGATGCTTTGCCGTCGTGTGAACGAACACCCACCGTGAGTGCTTCCCTATCTGATCCCTTAACACCCTGCATGCGGTATCATTCAGAGCCACGCCAATCGCCTTGCCCGCTTTTGCGTTCTCCGGATTTACCCATGCAACCTTTCTCTGCATATCGACCTGCTGCCACTCAAGCCCGATGATGTTTGAGCGGCGGAGGCCGGTTGCCAGTGCAAATATCACCACTGGCTTAATGCTCTCCGGCATGCACTCGATCAACCGCTCAGCTTCTTCTCTGGTCAGCCACCGTATCCGCTTACTGATAGGCTTGCGGGTTTTGATAACAGGGGCTGTTTTTATCCAGCCCCAGTCATTCGAGGCGGCCCTGAGAAGGGACCGAATGAAGGAAAGGTGCTGCGCCTTCGTCGCCTGAGAAACCTGCCGTGGTTTGTATTCAGGAACCGGCTTACCTTTCCTCACCGCGGCATCGCGTTTACTTTCCCATACCTGCAGATGCTTACGGTTGATCATCCCGTTAACGGCTTCGTGAACTTCCTCCGCCGTTATCTTCGAGACATCACGGCCGGAAAAATGCTGCAGCCAAAACTCAATTTTGGTTTTGTCATCATCCAGCGATCGCTTATGGTCCTTTTCCCGCAGCCACCGGATGCAGCACTCTTCGAAGGTTCTGACGGGCAGGTCGCCGATCTGGTCAACCCGCCACGCTTCCGCCTTCAGCTTGTCGTGGAGCTCCTGAGCCTGCTTTTTGTCCCCCGTGCCAAGAGATCGCCTAACTCTTTTTCCTGACGGCGTAAAGAAATGACAGTGCCACACGCCGCCCCTGAGGGTGATTGACATAAAACTTCTCCTTTATGTTCACCCGCGTTCGCGATGACAGGATCGCGCGGGGTTTTCAAATATGCAATACACGCCGCCTCGGTCGTTCTGTACTTGTTGCCGACCTTGCGGCCGGCGAGTTCTCCAGAATCAATCAGGCGGTAGATCACCCGCGCCGACACGATGAGCAAATCGGCGGCCTGCTGTGCTGTTATCGGTTTATCAGACGCCATATTTCCTCCCGGTTACGCCGCCCGCTGGGCGCGCAGTTTCTTAATGTGTTCGCTCTGCTCCAGTTCTGCCTTTATCTGCTGGGCCTCTTCGTGAGAGAGCGGCTCAAAGTCATTGTTAAAGCGGTCTATGCTTGCGGTGTTGATCCGCCCCTGGCGCCAGTAGCGAACCGTCTTGTCGTCGCTGCTGGCGATAATTACCGGCCATCCGTGGCAATCGGCAAAGAGCTGACCTCTCTGAATTAGTTTGAACATCACGGCCTCCGGTGTTTACCGCGCAATTCCTCATCTTCCTGACAATCAGCGCAGCGCTGACAGCCCGCCACCAGTTCCCGGCGCCGCTCGGGTATCTCTTCCCCGCAGTCGCGGCACTGAGTAGCTGAAACAGCCGCATGGTTGATGCGCATGTTCTGGATGGTCATTTCCAGCCGGCGCTCTGCCAGCTCGTTGGCCTGATCGATGATTTCTGGCATGTCAGCGCTCCTTTATCTTTCCGTTCAAAATGCCGATTTCCACATAGAGATGGCTTGGCGTTAACCCAAGCTGCCTAATCAGCGGCATGCATCCGTTGAGGATCGGTCGTGATATCTCGTCGCAACTTAAAGCGGGTGATGACCGCCGTTTTGCCTTAACCTCATCGTTAGCCCTGCGCGCGATGCTTCTGAGCGCATTTTTCTTTTCTTCTGGCGTCATGCGACCCCCATATAAGCGCGTATGAAAGCCGCAGCTGCATGTGCGTTTATGGCGTTGCCGTAACCCTTCAGGCGGCCGACGCGGTTGCTGCTTGCCACTCTTGCCACCCCGGGCTCGACTCGTCCCAGGCGCGCGGCAGCCCCATCAACCAGCGGGAATGTGCCGGGTTCAACTGGACGCCATTTGCCATCTCGACATAAGAGCCAGTCCGCATCTCGCCAAAAACCGTTAACCTCAAGGGGGCGCAGGTGAAGGCCTGGCGCGGCAACTGGTCCAGGCGCTCTTTCCCGTCCCGCTGCGCCGTCATTCCCGCCGAATCCTTCCAGTCGCGTGACGTTGGAGTTACCCAACCCGTCAGTAGAACGGTTCCCGGTAATTTCAGGCAGACTTTGGGAGTACCGTCCGGGTTCTTTCCGCTGTAGCAATGGGTCGACCCCGTCGCGTCGTTCGCGAGCGGAGTTTGCCAGCCAGATAATTTCACCGCTCCGGACAGGTTCTGCAGTCCGCGCTTCGTTTCTGGCTGTGGATTCGTATTGCAGGTTGGCGTCGGCCACCCAGTAGGCCCGCTCTCGCTCGTTCGGCGACCCGACACCCGCAGCCGGGAACGGCGTAAGCCCGAAGGCGTAGCCCATTCTTTCCACGTCATTTTGTACAAGGTCGAACCATGGATCCGCACGACCTCCTGCAACTTGCTCGCCAGCGATGCGCTGAGGTCGGCACTGCTTGATAAGCCAGCCAAAGGCAGGCCACAGATGCCTGTCGTCATCAAACCCAGAGCCTTTGCCAGTCGCGGAGAAAGGCTGGCATGGGCAACTTCCTGTCCATATCGGTTTGTTATCCGGCCACCCGGCCAAACGCAGAGCATGTGACCAGACGCCGATACCGGCGAAAAAGTGGCACTGGGTAAATCCTCTGAGGTCGTCAGGTGTGACATCTTCAATACTCCGTTCGTCAACTTCGCCCGGGGCGATATGCCCGGCGGCTATGAGGTTACGCAGCCACTGAGCCGCGAATGGGTCGATCTCGTTGTAGTAAGCTGCCGCGCTCATGCTGCCTCCGTCTTCACTACGTCGATGGCGCAGCCGGGGATCAGTTCAACGGAAGCGGCGGCGCACTGGTTGCCCCAGTGGCTCCAGCCTGGCGCTGCGCTGCGACTGAACAGCTCAATCCGCGGCACGTCGCCGTAGAGCAGCTCCAGGCGGTGGCGAACTTCCCACGGTTTCTCGCTATGCGCGCCGAGTGGGCTGTAGACCACCTGCTTAATGCCGGCGTGCTTGCGCTCCAGCCCGGCGCCGCGGGTGGCGATCAGCACGTCTTCCGTGTTGGCGCGGGTGTGGTTGCCACCGTTCATGCGTGTCTCGGCATTAAGCAGGGCGAGGAAGTCGTAAAAATCGGTCACATCGCCCTCTGCCAGAGCCTTGGTAATGCGCAGTTCGGCCAACTGGTTCAACTTCACCCAGGTGAAGCCCTTCATCGTGCGCACCGTAAATCCCCAGGCCTCGGCCAGCTCGATCGCCTCCTGGTTGTGGGTGCCGGTGTACCACATCGCCAATACGGCGTTATCCGCGGCGAGCTCCCATACCGGGAGCCGCTTCAAATCGAGCAAGCTCATGGTGGGGTAGTGATCGACGGCGGCGCCGTTGCTGATCGTGTTACCGTAAGACCAGGCCGGGTCGGCATAGATAAGTGAGTAGCGGTTCATAGGACTGACTCCATTTCATCGATATAGAGGCCCGATGCGATAAGCCGGCGGCGCCGGGCCGCTTTATCAATACATTTCTGGCGGTTTCCAGAGGCGGCCTGAGCTATCGAGCGCTTAGTGAACAGGCGCGTTTTACCCTGCGGGGTAATGACCTTTGGCCTTGTGATCAGGTCAAAGGTGCGATCGCAGATGCCGTCCTCGTTGAGCCAGGTTTCCGATGCGATCAACTGTGCAATGCGGCCTTCTCCCTTGGTTATACCGTTCGCAACGCGGTTAAATTCGACAAGCGTCACGCCGAACTTCTCCGCTATTTCGCTGCCGGTTACAGGGCGGCCGCGCGTCTGAATCATCCAGATCACGCGCTCGCGAAGGCCGGAGAATTTCCCTGCTTTGCCGGGCCTGCGGTAAAATGGAGTGCGTTTCATTTCCACTGCTCCCCGAAGGTAAAGCCGATCTCTTCCAGCGATTCGTCCATCTTGCTGATGAACTCCGGCACCATTTCGTTGAAGTCGGACATGTATTTGTCGTCGCGCTCAACAACCACATGGTGAATGCCTTCTCGCTTCATGCGAGGGTCATAATTCGCGAAATACCAGGCATCCTTACCGGTTACCCACATGCTGAATTGCACCTGGGCCATGTAGGCGGATTTGATAGCCTCGAAGCCGCCAAGCCGGAATTTCATGAAGTCGCGAGAGGTGAAAGGGCACTTCAGCTCAAGGCCGCAACCATCACTGCACAGGCCGTCTGGTGAGCAGGCGGTACGCATGCCTTCGTCACGGAAAAGGATCGGCGACTCTGTTACCTTCACGTCGGTGGTGAACTCAAACAGGGTGCGAGCGTCGGCCTCATACTGTTTCCCCCAAGCCAGCGCTTTGGCGTTTACTTCCGGCGCCACGCCGGTGCACACTTCGGCAAGGAGCGTAAGAAAGTAGGACATCTTCATATCAGTCCACTTTTTGCCAGACTTTGGCTTAGAAATGACGTTGTGAACTTCCGAGGCGGTGATCACGCCAAGGCGTAAGCGGTGCCAGGATTCGTCTCCCTGCTCAACGCGGGTAACGTCAATGCCAGTTCGTTCGAGGATAATTTCTGGTGTCATGCTGCCACCTGCGCTTTTTTCTGGAGGAAGCTAAAGCCTTTCTGCGCTTCTTCTTCGGTGAGCTGTGATGCCTGGAAAATGTCACGCTTGAAGATGTTGCTGCACAGAGGCAGGAAGTCCTGCTCCCAGTCCTTATTCAGGGACGTCAGGAGGTCGGTAATTGCCTGCAACGTTTCCTCACTGGCCACCATGGGTAGCGCCTCTGTAGTGCTACGCGGCGTTACGTCACGCGCATCCACTTCCAGCGTTTTACCTTCCATCTCTTCGGCGGTGGGCTGCTGTCCAATTTCAGGCCACGCCTTACGCAGAGCCTGAGCCTCAGCACATTTCGCCAACTGGCCATAAGGGCGCTTTTTCCACATAGCGTTTGGCGCGGTAGTGTCGCGGCCGGCGGTGGCATAGTTCTCAACCCAGTATTCTTTCGCGCTGAATTCGACGATCTCCCCGCTCGGCATGCGCTTGCTGACCGTGTACTTGCACCATTGAGGGACTGTCACCTCAATACCGGTAAGCGTCAGAGTGACGTCCGGGCCGAACTCTGGTTCTTTAGCGCCAGCGTAATCACCGGAGCGATCCGCCTGAATCCGATAAAGCCCGATGCCAGGCATAACCACATCGCGCCACTCGCTTTTACCCGACTTCGAGTCCTTTACGCTCATTGGCACCAGATGAACTGGCTTCAGAAGCGGATCAAGGTTTCTGGCCCGGCAGTAGTCCAGCGCCATCATCACCGACTCATCCTTGGCGCCAGGGTAAATACTGTTTTTGAGGGCGCTCCAGGTAGCGCCGTCAATGCCTCGCTCAGCAAGAGAGCTGGCTGTAATCACAAGTTCGTTAGCCATTGCTATTCCCCAAAGTTAAAACGGGCAGCCGGTGCGGTGATCCCAGTCGTATTCCGCCTGGGCGTAAGCAACTGCCGAAATGAAATCGTTATATGCCTCTCCGGCGGAATCGCTGCGGTGGCCTTCGTATGGGCTTTTGTCCATCGGCACAGAGAAGCGGAACAGGCCTGACGGCTCTTTCGGCAGCGCGTCGATAATTTCCTGCGCCCGATCGTCAATCCACTTTTGCTTTTCTTCGGTGAGCGACTGTTCAGCCCATTTCCTTTCTTCGATAGCGTCGTATGCGCGGTATGCGTTCATAGCTCGCTCCTGAAATTTGGTTGTGAAACGCCCGGCACCGTAATGGCTGCCTGAAGTTTGAATTTGCTGTTTATCGATTAAAAAGGTCGTTGCAATGGGCCATTGCCAAATTGCACTGTTCTGCTGTGAACCAGCCAAAATGGCATTCTTGCTGCGGAATACCCATCTTAGACGCAAGCCACTCATACGCCTCGGAGCGTGACATCACGCCAGTTCTCCAGATCCTTTCAAACGGCTCTTTGCAGAGCTTTCTGGCTTCACGGGTTCTTTTATCCGCGAGCGTCCCTAATGGGATTGCTGTAAATGGATGAAGGCCTACATATGCGCCGCATCCTTCGCAGAGGTACATATAAGGCCAGTCGCTATAATTCCGGCCATATACCTCTTCGTGAGTCGCTATCTTTATCCGGCTATCGCATAAATGGCATATCGTCGGAACTGGCAATGGATTTTTAACTCTCGCTGTTGCCTTTCTGCTTGGATTTGATGGGGTTTTAATTTCCATCTTTGCCTCCATTTCTCAGCGCATGCCCAATCCCGTTCAGATAAACTTCAACCAGCAAGTCGGTTGTGTAAGTCCGCTCAATCCCGCGATGCAGGTACAGGCGGCCGCGTTTATTTGCTGATGCTGTCCAGGTGCTTTCCCGATGCTTTACGAGCATCCCTGGGAGAACGGCGCCGCGGTTAACGGTCTGTGTCCCGTAATGATGACTAACCATTGAAGACCCCCGTAACGTGCAGAATTTTGATAATCAACGCTGTCCAGATAACGCCGCAGATCAGCAGGCAGTAAATTAGTGAACGAATGCCGTTTCTGCTCATGCTGAACCACCAGGCATCAGGCAGAATGCGCTTGCTATCAGTACGCATACGACGATGGCGAATGCGTGTGCCAGAAACTTAAACCACTCAGTTTTATCTTCTTCGCGTATCATCTCTTCACCTTTGCCTTATCGCGGCTAACGGAGCGTTGTTACCTATTACCGGCGCCAACGTTGTTGTTTGGATGAGATGAATATACAAAACGTATTCATTACTTGCAATACAATACGTATACTTATTTTTGCTTCTCAAGATAACATTTTGTATTTTATGGAGGTTTATTTTTGTAAAGCGTGCTGGTAAGCTCAAAAAAACGCCAAAGAGGGTAGCGCCATGTCGAATGAGGATGAGTTTTTCGCAGAAATGCACCCGCAGATAGCGCAGGTTATCGGGATAGCGGTTATGCAGCTGCTGGTTGAGAAGCGCGAGCCATCAAGAGAGGCGCTGATAGAGATGATTCAGGTGTTGTGGCAGGGGGACCAGGTAGATCTGGCTGTGGAGCTGGCACTGGATGTGCTGATGCTGCGGAAGGAGTAGGGCAGTAACAACCCGGCGCGGTGGCCGGGATTGAGTATTTAAGCGGTTAAAATCAGTACACGTTGGCAAAGTCTTTCAAATTGCTGGAGGAAAAGATTTCTATTCTCACTCATCGTATCAAACACGTTACCCGCCTTCCCATCATCTCTCAAATCTTGATCAGTGATAGCAAAAACCGGTTTTGAGAGCTTTTGGCTTATTGCAATTAAAGAATTGAAATCTGATATTTGCGCAAGGTCATAGGCCTTCAGATGTGACGTATCTGTCAAATCGAGAGATTTTTGTATTTCATGCTCGGTTGCTGAGCAACCAATACGATGGAGAGCGGGAGCCAGTACACTATTTACTGCGCCGTGAATCTCTTTAACCCAATGTTCAAACGATTTAACTGGCATTCCATTTCGTGGCCTGTAACGCTGATGTATCGCGCCAATGAACTTAGGTTTATTTGAAATATTTGCGGCAGTATTGGATCGAGAAGTTTGTTTGAAAAACTCTAACTCAGCATGCCATGCAGTGATTGTTTCAGAAAGAGAATTTATCGCTTGCCAACAGAAGAAGTCAGGAGTCGCTGGAACAATAAAGTAATCACTTGACATAAGTGCTATTTCATTTAACCCACCGACACTTGGGCTTAAATCATAAACTATATAATCGATGCCATTTTTTTTTGCTATTAAATTTATTACTTTTGGTAGGTTTCCTGGTAGGTTGCGAGTCAATGGCACGCCTGATGCAATCTTGAGTGCAACGCTTATTTGCGAGTCAAGCATGGAGACACTAAGATGCCCAGGAAGGAGAAACAAATTATTATTCTGACACTGAAATAGTTTTGCAGTATCGTTATTCACAAGATCTTCAACAGAGGAACCATTCATCAATGTGTCAACGATAGACTCCATTGTTAGGTTGTATCTACTACTATAAAAGTTGTCTAGGCTTTCACTCACTGTTGTGTAACCTAGCACCATGCCAGTTAAGTTGCATTGTGAGTCTAAGTCAACCAGCATTACTTTTTTCCCTGTACTAGCTAGACCCCATCCAATATTAAAGGCTGTGGTTGTTTTGCTTACACCGCCTTTATGATTAAAAAAACAAATTGACTTAGGCATGGGTAATTGATCCTGTGTATTTTCTTCAAACATAATAATCCCTTTATTTTATATGAAAACTATGTTAATAGCACTAAAAATTCAATCAGTAACACTGATTATCTTTTCTTCATGCATTTCTTCTGCGGCACCTAAGTGCCTCATCAGAGTCTGCTGGCTGGCTATCCATGCTTCCTGTACGTCTGCGGCATTACCAAAAACACATCGAACTACCGGTCTGGCTCACTCAAAGTCATCCCGCTCATCCTTCCGCTTGAAGAAAACTTTATCCAGCCTGAGCACTATCCCAACCAGTCCGATAATCAGCAAAGTAATGAGTATTGGGATAATCAGATCAGACATGCTTCCTCTGTGTGCTAAGGCTTTACCTATGCTTCCTGTATGTCTGCGGCATGCTGCCGATCACACAAGTCTCAACTTAGTTTCTACAGCCACACCAATGATCCGGCAATTCCCATTGATGGGAACCAATGGCCATTGAGGGTTTAAGCCCTTCAGGTACTTCTGGCCCCCATCAATAATCAGCTTTTTGAATGTCGCTTCGTTTGATTCGGATAGCTTTGCGATCACAAGGCTGCCATTTACTGGCTCTCGGCCGGTATCAAACAAAACGTAGGTACCCTCTGGAATGCTTAGCCCGACTGGTGACGTCATGGAATCGCCTTCAACAAGCAGCCAGAACGCTTCCCCTTGGATATGTGCATTCGACTCAAGCCACAGATCAACATCTTTGATGGAATAAGGTTCTATAGCCTCTCGCCACGATCCAGCCTGAACACTACTAAGCACTGGATATTCGTTGCCGCGCTTATAGGGCCCAACGTACTCAACATCACCCTTGATGTTTTCATCAATTATCATGCCGCCAGCACCCACAGAAAAATTATTCTTGCCGAGGAAGCGAAGAATTTTAGCTATGTCCTCTAGGCTGGGCTCTCTCCTTGCGTTTAGCCAATGACTAACGGCACCTTTGGTGATCCCGAGATGCTCTGCCAGCTCTTCCTGGTTTATGCCCTTCGTTTTCATGAGGGACTTTGCTAGGTCATACCATTTCATGCTCATACCCAAATGATACAAGTTGTATATCTTTCTTCGAGTCACAATTTGTATATTTACCTTGCAAGAAAAGAATACAATATGTATATTAAAACTGTTTAGAGGAGACCCGACATGAACAATCTAAGCAAGATCAGACGTCGAGCAGGGCTTACACAGCGCCAGATAGCTACGGAGCTTAATCTGACGGCCGGCGCTATCTGCCATTACGAAAACGGGAAACGGGATCTCAGTATTGAGCAATGCAGAAAGATTGTTGCTGCGCTCAACAAATACGGAGCTTGCGTCAGCATTGACGACGTTTTCCCACCATCAAAAGCCAGTGCCGCCTAACCGGCGGCCATTTCAATCAACACCAGAGGAAGTATCACAGATGGAGAATTCAACAGCACGAAACAAACACCAGGCCAGGAATATTGAGTCATGGCTGCATAACCAAATCGCAATGAAGGGGACGACCAATGTGGCCAATGCCATGGGTCTTACAAAGTCGAGCATCAGTAAATGGAAGGAAACCTGGATTCCGAAAATAGCAATGTTACTGGCGGTCTTGGAATGGGGAGTGGTCGATGACGACATGTCTCGACTGGCGAAAGAAGTGGCAAGCCTGCTTAGAAAAGAGATGGCCCCAAAGTGCTCGAAACACTTTGAGGCCTGATGCGAATTAACTGAACAAATTCACAGGAGTAATTATGAGTTCACTTTACCAGCATTACAACCAAAAAGATAAAAACGGAACCGGTATCAAGGTGAACCGGACGTTTATCGTTCCCCTGAAAGAGCTATACGTCGAGCCCGGCCTGAACATCCGCGATATTGACCAGGAACATGTCGCTGAATTCCGCGATGCGTTTATCGCTGGTGAGTCTGTTCCTCCGCTGGACGTTCAGGTTACCGAGAAGGGCGTGAAGGTTATCGACGGCCACCACCGCTATTACGGCGCCATTGAAGCGACGAAAGCAGGCGCTGACATCATCCGGCTTGAGTGCAAAGACTTCGTCGGGAACGAAGCTGATCGTATCGCCTTCATGGTTACCCGGAACCAGGGCAAGCCTCTCACTGCTCTGGAACGCGCAGCTGCATATCAGCGTTTGAGAAATCAGGGGTGGGAACCGGACGAGATCGCGAAGAAGGTTAAGCGTTCTCTGTCCGACGTCGACTATCACCTGCATTTGCTGACCTGTGGAGAAGAGCTGATCAGCATGGTGCGTGCCGGCGAGGTATCCCCAACAACCGCGGTTGCACTATCCCGCGAGCACGGCCCCCAGGCGGCCTCTGTAGCCATTCGCCAGATGGATAAGGCCAGAGCGTCAGGTAAATCGAAATTAACCCGCAGCGCGGCGCTGCCGCAGTTTAGCGCAGCAAAGGCGCGCCAGTTTCTCCAGATAGTCGCTGATCAGGCTGACATTGAACTGCCAGCTGATGCGCGCGCCATCCTGGACAACTATCGCGAATTCCTGAAAGAGGCTGGCTGGGAGAGTGAAGCATGAACACCGCAGAAATACTCAACTTCCCCATGGCCGATATGGGGATACAGGAGCAACGTGTGGCCGACACAGACGATGGTTACACCCGTCTGGCGAACGAGCTTTATGAAGAGCTTATCGGTGCGAACCTGACCAAAAATCAGGCCAAGGTAGCTCATGCATACTGCCGGAAAACCTACGGGTTCAATAAAAAAATGGACCGTATCGCTGATACTCAGATCGCGAAGATGACTAGGCTGCCTCGTCAGAAGGTCAACGTTGCCAAAAAAGAGCTTCTCTCAATGCATGTTCTGGTTGAAGAGGGTGATCTCATTGGCCCTAACAAAAACCTCCATGAGTGGGCTTTACCTGAAACCAAGAAGGGGCCTCAGTGTAACTACGGTGGTGACACAGAATGTCACCACGATAGTGACAGTCACCACAGTGGTGACAGTGTCCCTGTAGTGGTGACAAAAAGTGTCACCAAAACGGTTACAGCGCTGTCACCAGAACAGGGACACACAAAAGACACTATTACAAAAGACAATAAAGACAATATTAATAACCCCCCTAAATCCCCCCGGGCGGTTTCGTTCGATGCGTCAGCTGTTCAGTTGCCTGACTGGCTTTCTGCAGAAATCTGGTCGTCATGGGTGGCATACCGTCGAGACCTGAAAAAGCCCATCAAGTCTCAGCAGACGGTAACTCAGGCTATCAACCTGCTGGACCGCTGCAGACTGAACGGCTATGCGCCTGAAGAAATTATCAACAGAAGCATCGCCAATGGCTGGCAGGGTCTGTTCGAGCCTGACGGACAGGCGAGGCGCAGTCGCAATGCAGGGCAGGAAGACCTCCACTGGAACAGCCCGGATGCATGGAGGGATTTCCTGTGAAACCTGAACTCTACCGCGCAATAAACAATCGCGATGGCGCAGCGATGGCAAGCATGTCCGGGGGCAACCCTGAGCATGGCCGGGTTGTGAATTCAGACGCTGAGCGCCTTGTTGACGCGCTGTTCATGCAGCTGAAGCAGATTTTCCCGGCAGCGACGCAAACCAACCTCCGCTCCGATGCTGACGAGCGAGTGGCTAAGCAGCAATGGATAGCGGCATTTTCAGAAAACGGCATCCGCACCCGCGAACAGTTATCCGCCGGCGTGCGCCATGCAAGAGCCAGTGAATCGCCGTTCTGGCCATCTCCGGGCCAGTTCATCAAGTGGTGCAAGGACAGTGGCACAGTCCTCGGTATCAAGCTGGCTGACGTGATGGGTGAGTTTCAACGGTACAACCGCGAGAAGGGGCTCCACACCGGCGGCGCCGAGCGTTTCCCCTGGTCTCACCCGGTCATGTACTGGATTGTGACCGATACCCGGCGGGCAATGTACCAGCGCCAGCTCAGCGAGGCAGAAACCGAGAAATATGCCGCCAAGAAGCTGGAAGACTGGGCGCTGAAAGTCGCCGCCGGAGAACAAATACCTTCGCCGGTGCTGGCACTGGAGAACAACCAGGAAGCCATTCCGACAAACCATGTCAGCCGTCAGCAGGGTTTTCACCCTGAAGGCAAAAGCTTCGGATGTATGCCAAGCGCGGCATCGCTCGGCGCATTAACTCCGGCTCAGTGGCTGCGGGATGAATACCTGCGCGGGAAAGAGAGAGGGCTTATCTGATGAAAAAGAACTCGGGCAAACAAGCCGTTATTAACTTCATCGGCCAGCATCCTGGCTGCAGCTTTCAGGATATCCGCCGCGGTACCGGGCTTGACTCTTCAGTGGTCAATTCCTCCCTGTGGCAGATGCACCGTGACGGACAGGTTAAGCGTGAGGGTGAGTGCAGGAGCTACCGCTACACCCTGATCGACACGACAGCCGTAACCGAAAGCGATCCGTCTGTTCAGTATCGCCAGCGTCCTGACGGAGTAAACCCAATGACTAACCTGTTTAACCAGTGCCTGGCGGGAGTAAGAAAATGACTATCACATTACAGGCAGTAAACGAGCTCATCGCCTCCCTGGAGAGCGCAGGCGAGCTGTCGATCAGAGAGCAGAAGTTCCTGAAGCTGGCGAAAGCGTACCAGCAGCTGGCGGCGGAGAATGTGGCACTGAAGGACATCAACGCATGGTGCAAAACGGATGCATTCAAAAACATGTACCGGGAGTTTAAAACAGCAGAGGCGCTTGGATGCTCTGATGCGGATTGCATGCATGATGCAATGCTTGTCGCAATTATGCATGCGCCTGCAACACCCGCCACCGATCGCATCGTAGCCGAAGCCGAGGCGCGCGGAGTTGAGAAGTTCGCGGCGCATCTTCGCGCTAATGATAACGGGGCATCAGTTTGCAAAATGATCGCGCTCGGAGCCGATGACTTCGCCAAGCAGCTGCGCAAGGGGGCCAAATGATCACTGGGATCACGAATTACGATGAAGTTCCTGATGTTCGTTGCACCTTGTGCGGCGGTTATTACAAAGCCGACGATCCAGAAAGTCACGAATGCGAGGGTGCAGCATGACTGATATCACCGAACTGGCGCAGAGGTTAAAACTTGAAGTACATCGCGCAGTAAGCAATTTCAACCCTCAGATGAATATTAAAACCAGAGACCTAAAGGAGCTGGTAGAGGCGCTGGAGAAGGCGCAGGCTCAATCATCGAAATGGCTTGAGGCCTACCATAAAGCCGTATCGATTGGCGCTCGGTATGAGGAGCGCATCGCCGAGCTGGAGTCCCGCACCGTCACCGTGAAGCTGCCGCCAAAAATTGAGCGTAACGATGCTGACGGCTGGTTTATGTACAACTGCGGGCGCGTCGGTGGCGGCGCTGCTGAGTGGTACAACAAGGCGCTGGATGATGTCGGCGCAGAACTTACCGCCGCTGGCATCAAGGTGGAGGCTGAGTGATGTTCATAATCGAAAGCCCCGAGCAGCGCCTGAAGCGCGTTCTCAAAGAAAACGCCGGTAAATTCACCATCGACGAAGACGGCGGCATCCATACCAACTGGCAGCATCCAGAGGTGCAGGAAACCATGCGTAAGCATTTTGAATCGCTGAGAAAAATTAAGGTGGAACGGCAATGACCAAATCAACCATAACCAGAGAGCAGTTACTCGAAATTATTGAAACCGATCACGTGCAGTGTGGTGAGGCATCGTATCTCGCCCGCATGGCGCTGGCCGCAATGGACGGCGAGCCGGTGGCGGAGGTGTATCAGGTACCAAATGTAGGGATATGCGCTGCTCTTGGTCCATCCATCAGGATGCTATGCCCACTGGAGCCAGGAACGAAGCTCTATCGCCACGCGCAGCCAGCGCCGGTAGCGCCGGAGGAAATGACGCCGCAGCAGGCCAGTCGGTCATATGGTGGAGAAGTTCGCGGGTATCGTGCTGGCTGGAACGCCTGCCGCGCCGCCATGCTCAGCGGAGGTAAGTCATGATCAACCGCAACAAACTGGAGCACATTCTCGAATACGCAAAGCAGCAGAGGTACATCGGCCAGTCCTGCAAGGTTCCGCCAGAAGATATGGTCGAAATCATGGAGCGATTGCTCAACGCTGGCAACTCTCCGGTAATTCCGGATGGTTACGTGATGGTGCCGAAAGAGGCAACCCTTGAGATGATAAAATCAGGCGCCAGTGCCGCATCAAACGGAATGCTTATCCCTGGGATATATAAAGCCATGCTCGCAGCCGCCCCGCAGGAGGTAACGAATGGAAAATAAACCAGAGTGGCAGCAGCAGGCTGAGAAATTTGCTGAGCTGTACGGAACAAGCTTCGTGATATTCAGGAATGGAAAGGAGCCTGAGTGTGTCGATCCCACGAAAGTGGTGCTGTCATTTTATGATGAAAGCAAAAGGCGTTTTGACGAGACAAGAGAAGCCATGCGGCAGGAACACGAGATGGCATCATCCAGGCTGACCAAGCATCGCTTTATACCGAAATGAGGATGATAGTGGTATATAATCCCCTCCACAGCAGAGGGGATTTTTATGTCAAAGTGGAACATTGCAGCCAAATCGAAAGACGAGCAGGACAAGGTCAACGTCGACCTGGCAGCGTCCGGCGTCGCTTACAAAGAACGCCTGAACATGCCAGTTGTCGCCGAAGTGGTAGCCAGAGAGCAGCCTGAACACCTCAGGGACTACTTCATGGAGCGCGTCCGCTACTACCGAGAGCAGAGCATCCAACTCCCCAAGGCATCCGATCCGCGCTATCTGGAAATGGCAGAGCAGAACGCCAAGAAATAGCGATTTTCTCGTATATGCTCATTTTGCTTTTATCCCCGCGACGGGCGATAATTACCTGGTCAGCCTGAGCAACTGACGACTTACTTCCGGCGCCAAGTGGGGACACATGGCGCACAAAACCTTACAGCAATCCCTGTCACCGATGGCGAAAGCCACCGGCGATTTTCTGCATTCAGCGTTTAGCCTCTGCGGAGGTGAAGCGTGAAGCAACAATTCTGCCTTATCAACGACAACGTTAAGCGTAACGTCGTCAACTTCATCCAGTCTCTGCCCGTCGACCACCGATCGCCGCTGATTATCGAGGCGCGCGAAGAAAGCCGCACCGACAAACAGAATCGTCTCATGTGGCCACTTTTGAAAGACCTGAGCGATCAGGTGATCTGGCACGGAGAAAAGCTGGAGCCGGCGGAGTGGAAAGACCTCATCACCGTACTGGTCAGCCAGATGCAAAACCCGGAGCGTGAGCAGAAATCCGCCCCGGGCATCAACGGCGGCCGCGTCTACTTCGGCGTTCGTACCTCTCAGTCCAGCAAGCGTTACATGGTCGAGGTGATCGAGGCGATTTACTGGTTCGGCACCGAGCACAATGTGAAGTTTAGCGAGAAGTCCAGCAGTCGGATTGCATGGGCCCAGGAATGGAGGGCTTCGCATGCACAGTCTGCTCGCTAAGGTCATGGATCGCGGTATTTTCCGTGTGCCGGCACGTCGCAAGCGCAAGGTCGAAGTTAAGCCTTCCGACATCCCGACCCTGAAAGACTACACCGCCCGCCTGGTCGATAAGAAGTGGCTACGCCTGAGAGCAAGGAGGCCACATGCGTAAACCAGCACGCCGTAAATGCGCCCACTGCCGCGAATGGTTCCATCCGGCCCGGGAAGGGCAGGTGGTATGCAGTTTTGAATGCGCCAGCGCGATCGCCAAAAAACAGGCGGCAAAAGCCCGAGAAGCGGCGAAGGCCAAAGCGGTGAAGCGCCAGCGAGAATCCGAGAAAGAAGGGCGCCAGCGTCGCCGCGCCAGGCGCGAGTCATTCAAGACAAAGGCCCAGTGGGATAAAGAGGCTCAGTCGGCTTTCAACCGGTACATTCGCATTCGTGACGAAGGTAAGCCCTGCGTCAGCTGCGGAAACCCGCTTGTCGGCAAAAGCAACTACCTGACCGGCAGCGCCATTGATGCCAGTCATTACCGTTCCCGCGGTGCAGCATCGCACCTGAAATTCAACGTGTTCAACGTCCACTCCGCCTGTACCCGCTGCAACCGCCAGTTGAGCGGCAATGCCGTTGAATACCGCATTCGCCTGATTGAGCGCATTGGCCTGGATCGCGTTGAGCGCCTTGAGGCTGATAACGAGCCGCGCCGGTTCGACATTCCCTACCTGCAGCGCATCAAATCCATATTCACCCGCAGAGCCCGCGCGCTGGAGAAGCGCCGCGCCCGCCATCAGGAGGCCGCATGAGCAAAATCCAATACCCAATGTCCACTGCCGCTGTTTTTGATGACGTGGTTTATCCCATCCACCTGAACGGGGCGCATCAGATAGAGAGCGAGGTTATGGGCGCGATCAGATGGTTCTGCCGGTGGAACAACGAGGAAATGGCCGTCGTTAAGGCGCATGTGCTGTTTAGCTGCTGGGGCCTTTACCTGACGTATGACCAGATTATGGCGGAGGCCGCATGAGCCGTGACGTTATCGAACGCATCCGCGACCGCTGGCAAAAGCTCCGTCTCTGCCGGCACCGTGGCACCGTACTGGTTGACTACCGAATTTTGAAGAATTTCGTCCGCATCTATCAGGCTTCAGGAGAGAAAGCATGAATACCCAGTACCTTGAGTATGTTCGCCAGCAGCTGATAGTGGCCACCGCGGATCTGAGCGGTGCGACGAAAGGGCAACTGGTGGCTTTCGCAGAAAATGCGCAATTCACCGCTACGGCGCGCAGCCGGGGAAGGAAGAAGGTATATAGCGAGGTGAAGCAAAAAATGGTTAACCCGGACGGGCCGCCGATGAGCGGCAGCCAGTCCCGCGCTAAGGGTTCATCAATCGCTCTCGTTCTGCCCGTTGAGTATTCGACGGCAAGCTGGCGCCGGGCTCTGCTGTCGCTGGAAGAGCATCAGAAATCGTGGCTGCTGTGGAACTACAGCGAGAATATCCGCTTTGAGCACCAAGTGGCGATCACCCAGTGGGCGTGGGCGGAGTTCCATGAGCAACTTGGCGCAAAGAAGGTGGCCGGCAAGACGATGGAGCGCCTGAAGAAGCTTATCTGGCTGGCGGCGCAGGACGTGAAAGCAGAGCTGGCGGGTAAGTATATATACCAGCACCAGGATCTTGCAGCCCTGTGTGGCGTTAAACCTGATAACTGGTGCCATAACTACGCTGATTACTGGCGGGCTATGTGCGCCATTTTTAAGCGGCTTGATAGCGACTCTCTTCTCTGCGCCGTGAGAACACGATCACAACAAAAAGCGACTTTTTCGCAGCGGGGTCTTGCAAAAGTCAATTAAATACGTCATATTTGAGTCTACTTTGATATGCTGCCTTAACTTTAAGTGGCGGCATGAAGAATAAAAAGGCCCTGGCGGAAACGTCGGGGCTTTTGCGTTTCTGGGTCAGAAGCACAGCGGTTGTGCGTTCGGCTGTTAACCGAATGGTCGAAGGTTCGAATCCTTCCTGTCCCGCCAATTCAGCGCCATTAGCTCAACCGGAGAGAGCAATAGCCTTCTAAGCTATCGGTTTCAGGTTCGAGTCCTGAATGGTGCACCAGATTGCATCTGTCGTAGTTTGGTAATTACGTCTGGCTTCCACCCAGAAGATGCGGGTTCGATCCCCGCCAGATGCTCCAATCCCTCTACCTTGGGACCATTACGGCTACCGCGCCGTCGCTTTTACCCTTGGTATTTCTTCCCGCCTTGAGCGGGTTTTTTATTTTCAGGGTCGCGGGAATCACCCTCGACGCTTTGTTGGTAAATCAGCCCGACGGCCCTGAACCTTTTACTGACTACAGATAGCACCCCGAACATTATCGGAGGTGGAGACTATGAAAATGCCTGACAAAATCTTTTCGGCGGCCTCGTACTGCTCGTCAGGCGGCCTGATATGTACCGGTCTGGCAAGGTCCTATGACTGGTTTCATGGCCTTGACTGGAATTTTATTGCTCTGGCCAGCGGTGTGATAATCGGTGTAGCGACCTACCTGACCAATCTCTACTTTAAGCGCCGCTGGACGAAGATGTATCAGCAGTCCCTCGATCGTGGTTATGGTGGCCCGCCACCGCAGGATGAATAGCGATGGCTAACCTGAAAACAAAACTCAGCGCGGCCATGTTGGCGCTTATCGCCGCGGGCGCATCAGCTCCCGTTCTCATGGATCAGTTTCTGAATGAGAAAGAGGGCAATAGCATCACGTCATACCGCGATGGCGCCGGCATCTGGACGATATGTCGTGGAGCTACCCGGGTAGATGGAAGACCTGTAACCCAGGGAATGAAGTTAACCCAGGCCAAATGCGATCAGGTGAATGCCGTCGAGCGCAATAAGGCGCTGGCATGGGTAGATCAGAATGTGCGGGTTCATCTGACGCCTCCTCAGAAGGTCGGGATTGCCAGTTTCTGCCCCTATAACATCGGGCCCGGTAAGTGCTTTCCTTCCACCTTCTACCGCAAGCTGAATGCCGGTGACCGTAAAGGCGCCTGCGCTGAAATTCGCAGATGGATTTTTGATGGCGGAAAAGATTGCCGAGTGCGTTCCAACAATTGTTACGGCCAGGTCTCTCGCCGTGATCAGGAAAGCGCACTGGCATGTTGGGGGATAGATGAATGAGCCGATTAGCAGCCATTATCAGCGCCATTGTGATCTGCCTGGTTGTTAGCCTTGGGTGGCTGGCAATGCATTACCACAACGCTGCTGCTGAGCAGAAAACCCGAGCCGATGGCGCCGAGCAGCAGGTAAACGCAGCTCAGGCGATCACATCCAACGTTCTGACCACCATGACCATCTTCAACACTATCGTCGAGGCCAATCAGCATGCAAAAGAGCAGATCGCACTGGACGCATCGGGAGCCTCGGCTGATATCCGGGTTGCTGTTGCGAATGATGATTGCACTAATCGGCCTGTGCCTGCTGGCGCAGTTAAGCGGCTGCAACAATTCGCGAACGGTCTACGTCAAGGTGCCGGTGGTCCCGTTACCGGCCAACCTGACGGCTGACACCCCGCAACCGGAAATCCCTGACAACCTGACGTGGGGCCAGAGCCTGGATTTAAACGTCAGTCTGCTATCAGCGCTGGGGCAGTGCAACCGTGATAAGGCTGACATCAGGCAAGCAGAATCAAAACGTCAGTAGGGCATTACAGAGCCACTTCCAGAGGTGGCTCGATAATGTCACAACGAGGTGAGTCATATGCGCACTACTGGAACTCTGACGGCGGAAATTACGTTTCGCCCATACATGAAGCCGCTGCTCATCCTTTCGGTGCTTTTGCGCTGGGGCTGGCTCACTAAGAAGTGTATCCGGATTGGCCCTGTGATTGGCAAGCAGGCGTAATTATAAAGTTCTGCAAATGGTGCATTAAAAGCGCCATTGACAGAGTTTTATGTAAGTTTGTTGATGTCTCGGTGTCGAAATTACCGAGCAAGTATCTTCGGTGCCTAGAGGATTGTTCTGCATGACTGAAAATGACAATCGCAGACCATACCCTCCCGTCAACTTCACTGGCGAAAACTGGCTGCCATATACCCGGCTGATCCCTGCTACCGAAATAGGCGAATGGGTAAATCAGAACATCCTCACTGAAGACGGCCGAATCCATAACCCTGACCATGCGCACTTGGTCGATGCTGATGTCGTGTTCATGTGGGCTTCTGGCTCATTCGCCAAAAGCGGCCGCATTGTGCTTGGTCAGTGTGAGCAGGTAATGATGCGCGCAGGAGGATGGCAGAAGTCCCGCATGGAACAGCAGATGCATGAATGGTTCGGTCGCATACCGAAGTTCATCATCACCCTGGCTGCTGACTACTGCGAGCAATGCAACGATCTGGAGTTCTGCGCACTGGTTGAGCATGAGCTTTATCACATCGCCCAGGCTACCGATGACTATGGCGCGCCGAAGTTCAACAAAGAGACCGGGATGCCGGTGCTCAAACTTCGCGGCCATGACGTCGAGGAATTCGTTGGAGTGGTCCGGCGTTACGGTGCCAGCAAAGATGTGCAGGAAATGGTGGATGCGGCGAACAGGCCGGCGGAGGTTGCTCATATCGATGTTGCCAGAGCTTGCGGGACATGCATGCTGAAGCTGGCGTGATTTTATACTGCTTTATACGGATGGTGGGTTATGGCTGCACTAAAACCAGAAGTGAGAGCCTTTATCGTTCAAGAGCTCGCTTGCTTTGATACGCCGTCCCAAATCGTCGAGTCCGTACAAAAAGAATTCAAGGTTCAGGTGACGCGCCAGCAGGTGGCATCGCATGACCCGACAAAGGCGGCAGGGAAAGGTTTGGCTCAAAAATGGGTCGACCTTTTCAACCGCACTCGCGACCGCTTCCTCAACGAAATTTCCGACATCCCGATCGCCAACAAAGCCTATCGCCTTCGCGTCCTGCAGCGAATGTCTACGACTGCCGAAAGTATGAAAAATCTCGGCATGACAGCTCAGTTACTGGAGCAGGCTGCAAAAGAGGTTGGCGACGCCTACAGCAACAAGCAAAAGGTCGAGCTGACCGGTAAAGACGGCGGCCCGCTGAATCAGGTGACGTACACCGCTGAAGACTATGCGAAGGCCCAGCAGAAGCTGGAGGGAAGGTTAGAAGGGCTGGACTGATATGAGCGGAATTATCGAATGGGATGACCTGTCATTCCCGGAGCGCGTGATCATCCGTTCAAAGTCCACGAAGTCATTCCTGAACTTCACCCGGATATGGTTCGAGCTGATTCAGGGAGATCGGCTGCTGGTTAACTGGCATCACCGCCTGATGGCTTCGAAAATTGATGATCTGCTTGCCGGGCGCCTTGTTCCGCGAAACCTGATTATCAACATCCCGCCCGGCGGTACAAAAACAGAGTTCTTCTCCATCCACTTCCCGGCATATGTCAACGCCCTGGTGCAGGAGAAGCGGCTTAAACGCTTTCGTAACCTGAATATCTCTTTTGCTGACACGCTGGTAAAGCGTAACAGCCGGCGAACCCGCGACATTATCGCCAGCCGTGAATATCAGGAATTCTGGCCCTGCTCGTTTGGTGTCAACCAGGCGGAAGAGTGGGAGATAAAGGATGAACGAGGGCGTTCTATAGGGCAGACGGTATCGCGCTCAAGCAACGGGCAGATCACCGGTGGTCGTGGTGGCTACTACGGACCAGAGTTCTCCGGCATGGTGATGCTGGACGACTACAACAAGCCGGTGGACATGCTCAGCGAGTCCCGACGCAAAAGCGCGAATACGCTGCTGGTAAACACCATCCGCTCACGTCGCGGCGATAAGTCGAAAGAGCACCCGACGCCATTTGTAAGCATTCAGCAGCGCCTTCACACCGACGACGCAACAGGCTTCATGCTTTCCGGCGGAATGGGCGTGCCGTTTCACCATGTAGCCATACCGGCCATGATCGACGAGAAGTACATCCAGTCGCTTGATGAGCCATGGCGTTCGCTTTGCTGGGAAACGGTCAAAGATACCGATTCTGTGGTCGTTGGAGGCGTTCGCTACTGGTCTTACTGGCCGCAGATGGAAGACGTAAACGACCTCCTGCAGTTGTGGGAAAAGGATCGCTATACCTTCCTGTCGCAATACCAGCAAAACCCGATGGCGCTGACAGGCGGGATCATCGACACCAGCTGGTTCAGAACGTACACCACGCTGCCGAAGCTTACGCATCGTGCCGTGTATGTCGATACGAACAGCGGGAAGGTAGAGGACTGGCTGGATTACACCGTGTTTACGCTGGCTGGCATGGGCGTGGACGGTAATCTGTACATCATCGACGTCGTTCGCGGTCGGTGGGACCCGGAAGACCTCCTGAAGAAAGCGGAAGAGGTTTGGGAAAAGTGGCGCCTCTCTGGCTCCATGCGGGTTATGCCGCTGCGTCATATGGCCATTGAAGAGAAGCAGGCCGGACAGGGCCTCATCACCACTCTGAAAAAACGTAGCCAGACTCCCGGGCAGCTCGCCATCCCGGTGAGGGAAATTCCGCGCGGCACTGGTCAGAACAAGCTCGTTCGCTGCCTTAACGTCATCCCCCAAATCAAAACCGGGAAAGTGTTTGTCCCCGCGACGCACACCGAAGACGGACAGAAGCTTTCCAGCATCTTCTACGAGGACGGCACGATCGCAGGCTCAACGGAGTGGGTGCTGACGGCGATGACGGAATGCGCTGCTTTCTCCGCTGATGACAGTCACGACAACGACGACATCCTCGATACCTGGATGGACGCAATCGACGACAACCTGATTTCCGGCCCGCAGCCGATGGTTATCGACCCGAATCAACTCAGGAGAATTTAAGTGTGGTGGTTTAAAAAGAAAGAAGTCGCCGCGCCTGAGCCGGCAAAAGAACCTGAAGCACCGAAGGTCGGGATCAGGCCAGAGGCAGTTGCCGAAGTCCGCGCATTACCGAAAAGAGAGTTTCAGCGCTACGAACCGCCGAAAGGGGTGATCCCCGAGGCTATCAAAAGCGCCATTCTGGCAATGGACTCCACGCCTTACGATGCTCTCAATGCTGCATATGGCGGTTACGGCTACGGCGACTTTGATAGCTTCCCCGGATACCCGTATCTGGCCACGCTGGCGCAGAAGCCTGAATATCGCAAGATGGTCGGCACCATCGCGGAGGAAATGACCCGCAAATGGATAAAGCTCAAAACTGTCGGCGATGAAGACAAGGCGGATCGGGTAAGAAAACTTGAAGAGGCCATGAAGCGGTTTAAGGTGCGCGAGCGCTTTAAAGAAGCCGCAGAGCATGACGGCTACTTCGGCGGCGGCCAGATTTACATTGACGTTCGTTCGCCGCGGGGCATCTCCGCATGGATGGACGACAACGAGCTGCAATCGAAGCTCTTCATGAGCGACAAGAAGATCACGAAAGGCAGCCTGCAGGGGTTCAGGGTCATTGAGCCTATCTGGACCTATCCGGGGATTTATAACTCCGACAACCCGCTGAGCCCGGATTTCTACAAGCCGACGCAGTGGTTTGTCATGGGCCGGACCGTACATGCAAGCCGGATGATTGATTTCGTCTCGCGGCAGGTACCTGATCTGCTGAAAGCATCGTATAACTTCCGCGGCCTGTCTCTCTCGCAGATTGCTGAGCCATACGTCAATAACTGGCTTCGCACCCGCGACAGTGTCAGCGACATGATCCACTCGTTCTCAGTTCCGGTAATCGGAACAAATATGAGCACGATTCTGCAGGGCGGTGGGGCAGATAGTCTTCTGGCAAGGCTTGATGTTTTCAACCGATGCCGCGATAACCGTGGCGCATTCGCAAAAGACAACAACCCTACCCAGCCAGAAACGGTTGAGTTCGTTAACGCCCCGCTTAACGGTCTGGATGCCCTGCAGGCACAATCGCAGGAGCACATGTCTGCGGTTTCGAGCATCCCGCTCGTCAAACTGCTGGGCATTACTCCAAATGGCCTTAACGCAACGTCTGACGGCGAAATCCGCGTTTTCTACGACTACATTCACGCCCTACAGCAGTCTGTTTTTAAAGACAACCTGAAGCGCGTGATGGACATCATTCAGCTCTCTGAGTTCGGCGACATTGACGATGGAATAACCTTCGACTTTGAGCCGCTGTACGAAATGAGCGCTAAAGAGCGGGCGGAAATTCGCAAAGTAGACGCTGACACGGACGCTGTCTATGTGGCCGCCAGCGTGCTCTCTGGCAACGAAGTCCGTGAAAAAATTGCCGGTGACCCGGATTCACCCTATCACTCTCTGGACCTGAATGATGACCTCAAAATCGAAGACGACTACGACGAAGAGGAAGAAACAGACCCTGACGATAAGGGCGGTTCATCCTAACGCTGGCGTCGAAGCATGGTACCGCCGACAGCTTGATAAGCAGGTGCAGGAAATGCAGGCATCTGTTGTCTACTGGCTGTCGGCAAACTATCGGGCCAGCGGCGCGGATGTCGCCATGGATGCATCACCTGCAGTGATGATGCGTAATGCCATGCAGAAACTGGCTAAGCGCTGGACGCGGCGGTTTGATGACATGGCGCAAAAGCTGGCCGACAGGTTCGCTAACGACGCCATGAAAAACGCGGATGCTTCACTGGCCACAGCCTTCAAAGACGCGGGTTTTACTGTCGAGTTCAAGATGACCTCGCAGATGAATAACGCTCTTCAGGCGACCATCGCCGAGAATGTCGGCCTTATCCGATCTATCCCCGAGAAGTATTTCACCGAGGTGGAAGGGCTGGTTATGCGGTCGGTAGCGCGTGGGCGCGACTTGTCCTATCTCACCGATGAACTCCAGAAGCGATACGGGATTACCCGGCGCCGTGCGGCGTTCATTGCCCGAGATCAGAACAACAAGGCCACCTCAGTCGTTCAGTCTGCCCGACAGCAGGCGCTAGGCATAACCCAGGGTATATGGAAGCACTCCCATGCAGGAAAGAAGCCTCGCCAGTCCCATGTAAAAGCCAATGGCAAGCTGTTCGACCTATCGGAAGGGATGCTCATTGATGGTGAGCACATCATGCCAGGCGAGTTACCAAATTGTCGTTGCACCTGGGAGGCAGTCATTCCAGGTCTGAAAACATAGAGACTCAACCATGACGAAGCACGCGCGTGAATTTAATTACGGATATGGCGTCAGCAAGATCGTTTCTGTAGAACTGTCCTCCACTGGAGCTGCGGTAGGATTGTCCGCTGATGGTGGTGAAGAAATCCAGGTTTGGATGGATATCAAGTCATTTTTCGACCTCAAGCCCGCCCCCGAAAAGTGGCTGGTAGATGGTTACGGCGGTGAGCGTTTCGTTGTCGATGATGCCGGGCTATCAAAATTGGGCGAAGAAGTGCTCGATGAAGAGGGCTGACCAGAAAAGTAAGAATTACATCAGGTCGCCAGGGCGGCCTTTTTTATTGCCAGAAGCCATGGAACAAACATGAAGCCTACAGAGTGCTTAGCTTTCGATCGCGCCTCTGTGCGCACCATCGACGCAAATGGCCGCCTTCAGATTTCACGAACGAATATCAGCAAGGCAAACGTCAACGCCTACTACGGACGCGAGATACCAAGAAGCGAAGAACTTGGGCTCGAACCCAACAAGCTTTACCGGCTTTGGCGCCACCCGGACGAGCTCCGGAAAGCAGCCAAAACCTTCAATAACATCCCCGTGCTCAGCAAGCACATCCCCGATTTTCCCACCGACCCGCCCAATGAATTTCGTGTTGGCGTGACGCACTCCAATGCGGAGTTTGACGGCACGTATCTCACGGTTGGTATGTCGATCTGGGATAACAGCGCGATTGCTGGAATTGAGAGCGGAGAGCAGCGAGAGCTATCCGCATCGTACAAGTACGTCGCAGACATGACCCCGGGTGTCACCCCTGACGGCGAGCCTTATGACGGCGTTATGCGTGACATTTTCGGAAACCACGAAGCGCTGGTCCCTGACGGCCGCGCAGGGCCAGATGTACTGGTCGCAGATTCATTACCACCGGAGCTTAATCACATGCGTAAACATAAGGTAGCGGCGATCCGCGCCACCCTTAAGCCACTTCTGGCGCAGGATGCAGATCTGGAGGCAGAAGTTCGCAAAGCTCTTCTGGCTCTTGATGAAGCCGAAAAGGAAGACGAAAAAGAAAACAAACCCGCCGACGACGAAGACGACGACGAGAAGGATAAGAAAAAAACGGCGGACGATGAGGACGACGAAGAAGACAAGGACAAGAAGAAAACCGCCGAAGATGAAGACGATGAAGAAGACGACAAAGTCTCCAAAACGGCGATGGACTCTGCGATTCGTCTGGCAGCCGACAGCGCAACTAAAAAGGCTGCGGAAAACTTCCGGAAAATCCGTGAAGCAGAGCTGGTCGTCCGTCCGCTGATTGGCGACGTCGTTGCCATGGACTCAGCCGAAGATGTCTATCGCACCGCGCTTGAGCAAAGCGGTGTGGATATCGCCGGCGTTCACCCGTCCGCTTATCCGGCGCTGGTCAAAATGGCGATCAGCCAGAAAGAAAATTCACGCCCTGTCATTGCGCAGGATTCCGCTTCCGTCAGTGAGTTCGAAAAAGCATTCCCGACCGCTGGCAAACTGAAACGAGGTTAACATGACAGGTTTTCAGACACGAATTAACCAGTATCCGGCCCCCGGCGTCGAAGGGGCCTTTGCTGGCACCAACCCTCACGCGACCTATCAGGCCGGCGAGGGCGCTCTGGTTGCTGGCGAGGACGGCCTGACTGTCGGCCGCTTTGCCTGGGCTGTTGACGGTGTGGCTTCCAATGCCGGTAACGGTGTTCCGTCTGGCTTTGTCCATCGTGACGGTCAGGCGTCTATCACCGTTTGGTTGGGTCAAGCATCCATGCTTATCCAGCCCGGCCGCGAAATCACCCTGATGGTTGCCGGTGACTTCTGGGCCAAAACGTCAACCGCTGCCACCCGCGGGCAGAAGGTTTTTGCATCCCTGACCACCGGTGAGGTGCAAGTCGCCGCAGCCGGCGCAACCGTGGCCGGTTTTATCGAGACCGCATTCTATGCCGCAAGCGATTGTGACGCTGGCGAGCTGGTCAAAATCAGCACCTGGAGCAAGTAATGAACGAATTTCAGCGACACTACGCCGCAGCCAGCGGGAAATATGGCATTGTGCTGCCCGGCGCGAAGGACTACCTGAAGCCGGAGTTTGCGGAGAATTTCGCGCTGGCGATGGATGCCCAGCCGCAAATGGTTACTGCAAATAACGCCGGTATCCCGGCCTACTTCACGAACTACGTCGATCCGGAACTTATCCGCGTTCTCGTAACGCCGATGAAGGCCGCAGAGATTATCGGTGAAGTGAAAAAAGGCGACTGGACGACGCTGACCTCGCAGTTCCCGATCGTCGAGTCGACTGGTGAAACCAGCGCTTACGGCGATTTCAACAACAACGGCATGACTTCCGCCAACGTCAACTGGGTACCGCGCCAGTCGTTCCATTATCAGACTCACACCCGCTGGGGTGAGCGCGAGCTGGACATGTATGGCGCCGGGCGCATCGGCTATGCCGCCGAACTCAACGTGGCCTCTGCGCTTGTGCTGAACAAGTTCCAGAACAAGTCCTACTTCTACGGCATCGCCGGGCTGGAAAACTACGGTCTGCTCAACGATCCGTCTCTGAGCGCTTCGGTTACTCCGGCTGCGACTGGTTCCGGCGGTGGCGTTACCTGGGCAACGAAAGACGGGCAGGCTGTATATGACGACATTTCCGGTCGCCTCTATAAGCAGCTGGTATCTCAGACCAAAGGCCTCGTAGAGCGTACCGATCGCATGGTACTCGGCATGTCGCCGGAAATGGAAGTCAACCTGACCAAGACGAACCAGTACAACGTGAACGTCACCGATCAGCTGAAGAAAAACTTCCCGAACATGCGTATCGAAACCGCTGTTGAATACAGCACCGCCTCAGGCGAGCTGGTGCAACTGATTGTTGAGCGTCTAGGTGAGCAGGACACCGCTTACGCAGCATTCACCGAGAAGATGCGCGCGCATGCTGTCGTGGTGGAAGAGTCTTCCTGGCGGCAGAAAAAATCCGGTGGCACCTGGGGTGCAATCATTCGTCAACCGCTGGGCATTGCCAGCATGATCGGGGTGTAACATGGCCGAAACAGTAACTGTAGGATGCAAACTGCCGAACGGCCTGATCCTGGAGCAGGGCGGGTACAAAGTGGAGCTTAACGGCTCCAACTCCTCTCTCGTTTTCGGCGGCTACGGCCTGACCGAAAACGTGGACAAGGAAGCCTTTGAGGCATGGATGGCAGTACATGCTGATCAGCCATACGTTCGCAAAGAGCTAGTGTTTGCCCAGGCGAAAACCAGCAGCGCCCAGGCGAAAGCGAATGAAAACGCTTCGGAGAAAACTGGTCTGGAAGGTCTGGATCAGAACAACCCGGCCCCGGGCGTTGAGAAGGCGGACAAAAAATAATGGCGATCGTTGTCTTTGATGTTGCCGCATTTCGTGAGCGTTATCCGGAGTTCGATGCCGTAAGTGGAACGCTGCTTAATGCGTACTTCACGGAGGCAACGATTTACCTTGATAACACGGACCGCAGCCCGGTAAAAGATATCTCTATCCGGGCTCTTTTCCTGAACATGCTGGTTGCGCACATTGCGGCGCTAAATTCAGGCGTAAACGGCGAAAAGGCTTCTGGTCTGGTTGGCCGTGTGGCAAGCGCATCGGAGGGGTCAGTGTCAGTATCAGCTGATGCAGGGCCCTCAAGCGAAAGCTCCTGGTGGTATAAGCAGACTACTTACGGGTCAGCTTACTGGGAGGCCACAAAGCCTTACAGGACCGGGTTTTATGTCCCTGGCTCATCCCCTTCGATGTACCCTGGCCATTATAACCGTCGTTCATTCATCCGGAGGTAGCTATGGATGGAATGTCAGGCGGCGATAAGCTGATGGAGCACCTGCAGTCTATCGCAAAGGGACTTTCCTCTGGCGATGATTTGAAGGTGGGCTTCCTTGAAGGGTCCAAGTACCCCGACGGGACGCCGGTAGCACTTGTGGCGGCCACTAACGAATTTGGCGGCACTGTAAAAATCCCGGCGCATACCCGGGATTTGAACTTTTACGTTCGCCGTGACGGCGTTTCTCGCTTCGCTAAGCCATCAAAGGCCAATTTCGCGCAGTCAGTAATGATACCCGAGCATATCGTTACGATCCCATCCCGGCCGTACTTCAGGAAGACCATTTCTGAACATGGTCCGGAGTGGGGCGGAGAGCTCGGGAAGCTCATGAAGGCAAACGATTTTGACGCCCGCAAAAGCCTGGCGCTGATGGGGGAGCGGATCAAGGGGCAGATTCAGTCGTCAATCATCGCCTTTTCTGAGCCGCCGAACGCAAAAAGCACGGTCGACAAAAAAGGGTTTAATGACCCGTTAATCGACTCGGCCCACATGCTGAACTCGGTCGACTACGAGGTGAAAGAGTGAATCTTCATTCCATAGTGCGAGGCGCCATTAGTGCGGTTAATCCTCGCGTCGAGGCGCAGATTTACCGCTCGATCGGACCAATCAAAAACCCGGATTACTCGACCTCTCCAGGTTTCGCGCCGCCGGTAACGATGATGGTGCAAAAGCAGGCGCTGAGTCAGGCTGATATCAGGCACATGGATAACATGAACATCCAGGGTGTGCTGGTCAGTATCTGGACGGATGGCAACTGGTGTGGGATTAACAGGGAGCGGCAGCAGGGCGGCGATAAGTTCGTTATCGGCGATGAAACATGGCTGGTTGTGGATGTGCCTGAAATCTGGCCGGACTGGACGAGGGTTATCGCATGTCAACAATTGACGTAGGCCTGCAGGTCACTGAAAGCGATCTGTTTAAGGCGACTGGCGATTTCCTTTCTGTCCTCTTCCCGGATTCAGAGATCACGCAGACTCAGCAAAATCAGACCCCCATGCCGAAAGGCGGTTTCATTACTATGACGCCGCTTTTTCTGACGGACCTCTCAACCAGTGCTGTCAATTACGAGTATGACGGCGTTAGCGATTACGGGCGGGCAGAACTTTGCCGCGTTGATGAATGGCAATGTCAGCTCGATTTCTACGGAGATCAGGCGCAAAACAATGCCACCATCTTTTCGCGCATTGCCCGCTCCGAATTCGCATGCACCTGGTTCAGGGAAAACGCAAATGTCCTGGTACCGCTTTATTCCGGCCCCCCGCGGCAAACCTCGATGATCAACGGCGAGAAACAGTGGGAATCCCGCTGGACGCTTGAATTCCACGCAAACCCGCTGATTGTCGTCAGCGTTCCTCAGCAGTTTATGACAGGCGCAGATGTGATATCGCAGCCGGTCGACGTGAGATTTCCTCCGGAGAAATAATAAATGGCAATTTCGCTATCAAAAATCGCCCAGATGCTTCCCGGCGTACTGAAGGCGACAGGGACGGCTATTGATCTCAATGGCCTGTTCCTGACCGACAGCGCATACGCGCCGGTTGGTGCAGTACCCTCATTTTCCAGTGCGGATGAGGTAAAGGCGTACTTCGGCAGCGCGTCGATTGAGTACACCGCCGCGGTGCTGTATTTCGCCGCTTTCACCGGTAAAACGCAGATGCCTGGCAAACTGTATTTTAGCCGATTCAATACCGCAGCAGTGGCGGCATTCCTTCGTTCCGGATCGCACGCCGCGACCACGCTGGCACAGCTCAAGTTGCTTTCGGGTACGCTGACTCTGACCGTTGATGGTACGGAGGAGACTTCTGCGTCTATCAACCTCAGCGGCGCCACCAGTTTTGATAACGCTGCAGAGCTGATTGAAACCGGCATTGGCTCCTCGGTTGTAGTGACCTGGGATAGCGTGCTGAAGAAATTTATCATCACCTCTGCCACTACAGGCGTGGATAGCACCATTACCTTTGCCGATGAAGGTACGCTTGCTACGGGTCTGAAACTGACCGAAGCGACCGGTGCGGTGATCTCTCAGGGTGCGGCGCCGGCAGTGGTTGACGATATCTTTACTGCCATTCTGTCCAAAGAGCAGGACTGGGTAACATTCTCCACGACGTTCGCTGTCACCAAAGACCAGGCTAATGCGTTTGCGCTCTGGACAAACAGCCAGAACCACCGCTTTGCCTATGTCCCATGGGACGCATCAGGAACGGCAATCGTGGCGGGCAGCTCGAATGCACTGGTGTATGACATCATCAACACCTACGCCTATAACGATACCTGCCCGGTGTATGGTTATCCGAACCACGCAGCAAACGCTATGGGGTTTGTGGCTGCGCTGAACTTCACGCAGGCCAATGGGCGCTGTTCTCTGAATGGTCGTCAGGTGTCCGGCCTGCTGCCGATGATCAGTAACGATACTGATTACGAGGCGGCCAAGGCCAACGGCTATAACTTCTACGGCAACTATGCCTCGAATGCGGTCGAAACCAACCAGTGGGCACCCGGCTCTATTACCGGTGATTATGCGTGGCTTGACGCATGGGCAGGTCAGGTATGGGTAAACGCTCAACTTCAGGCGGCTCTCGTTGCGCTGTTCCAGCAGGCGAGCAATCTGCCCTACGCAGCAGCCGGAAAAGCTCGCATTGAGTCGTGCATGAAGCCGACCATTGAGCAATTCAGGACGTGGGGCGGCATGACGGCGGGCACTGATCTTGACCAGTCGCAGATCGACCAGATTAATGCCATCACTGGCGTTGATGTTACGGATTCGCTTCTGGCTGAAGGGTATTACGTCTACATCGGCCCGTTCACCCCGGCAATGCGCGCCGCGCGTACCAAGCCAACGGTTTACTTCTGGTACACCGACGGCGGGATCATCCAGGGTATCACCGTTAACAGCGTGGAGGTGCAGTAATGTCCGGTCAAAATATTACGTCGGCAGACGCGATCATTGAGCTGGTAATCGCTGAACTCTACCCGTCCGGGTTTAACCTTGAACAGTTCGAAGCGCAGAACATCTTCGAAATGGGCGATACCGACACGGCAGAGTACCAGCGTACTGCTGACGGGAAACTGCTGGGCGGTTTTGTTTATGGTGATCTGCCGTGGACATTCCATCTGGCTGCATCCTCACCGTCGATTAAGTACATTGACAACTGGCAAACCACGCAGATGACCACGCGGTCTGTGTTGCGTGTCAATGGGACTGTGATCCTGCCATCGCTGGGTAAAAAGTACATCATGACTAACGGTATCCTGCAGCGCGCACGCCGCATGCCGTCTGCCGGCCGTGTTCTTCAGCCGGTAACGGGTCTCATCCAGTGGGAAACCGTCACCCCGGCAGGGTACTCAGCGTAAACAATCAGCCCGGCTAAGCCCGGGCTTTTTTATTGCCAGATAACTCATTCAGGAAACAAAAATGGCTCGTAAAAGCATCGTATTTACGGTTGAGGCAGATAACCGTGACAAGGGTAAGCAGTTCAAAATAACCGAAATGCCGGCGAGAAAGGCCGAAGAGTGGGCGATCCGCCTGGCGTGCGCTGTGATTGGCGCCGGGGTTACCGTTCCCGACAATATGATGGCGGCCATCGGTGCCGCGGTTGCTCCGGCCCCGGCCGAGGATAACGCAGAAGCACGCGAGCTGTACGAAAGCGTGATGGCCAGCGGTATGGCCGGACTCGCCCAGTGGGGGATCACCTCACTGGCTAAAGTCCCGTTCGCGCAGTCGAAGCCTCTGCTTGATGAGTTGCTTGGCTGCGTGAAATTCCTCGGCGGTAACGGTATCGAAACAGCGCTTGTTGACGAAGGTCAGATCGAAGAAATCAGCACCTGGTCGCGCCTGAAAATTGAAGCCTTCAAACTCCATATCGCTTTCTTAGCAGCCACCGCAAGTTAGAAATCCCCTTATCCGTACCGGAAGACTCAGATCGTGGCTTCATTCAGTACGAGAACGTGCCGCGCAGTATCGCCGCGGTGATCTCCGGGAAAATGGCGACACTCCACGAACTGGACACGGTATACAGCGTCCAGGATATGTGGTGGCTGATTGAAATAATGACCGTGGATAACACCAACAGAGCCATAGCAGCGGAGAGTGATCATGGCAGCAACGGTAATTGACGCCCTCCTGGTAACGCTGGGCCTTGATACTTCTCAGTTCCGCAAAGGCCAGCAGGAAGTCAGTGACGACCTGAAAAAGCAGCGCGAAGATGCCAAAAACACCGCCAAAGAAATGGCAGAGCAGGGCAAGAAAGCCGCTTCGTTCTTCAGCAGCATAAAGACTGAATTGCTGGCACTGACTGGCGTTACTGTCACTGCCGGCGGCCTGATGAGCTTTGTGAAAAGCACCACTTCCGGCCTGATGGATTTGTCGATCCAGTCGAAAGCGCTGGGGCTATCGGCCCGTGAGCTTGACGGTTGGTCAAAGTCAGCAGAGGCAGCGGGGAGTTCAGCTGAGAAGATAAGCGCTTCTCTGCAGGGATTTCAGGGCGCCATACAGGGTGCCAGGGTCGGCGATTACAGTAGCTCTATTTTTGGTGGTCTGGCGCAATTAAATGCGCTGACAGGCCAGAATTTTGACGTGTGGGGACAGGACGCCAGTTCTCTGGCCAAAACATCCCTTGATGCGCTACGGAAAATCAGCGATCCAAACCTTCGCCGGCAGGTCGGGTTAAGTCTTGGATTTGATGATGCAACCTTGCAGCGTAATCAGGAAGGGAAATTCCTGCCTGACGTTGATCGCCTGACCAAAAGCTCCGGCATCACAGACGCCTCAACCAAAGGCGCAAAGGAATTTACAGCTGCATGGGCGGAATTAAACCAGAGCCTCGAAACCACAAAAAACCAGTTTTACACGTTCCTTATTCCGTATGTGCGCGACTTTAACGTCGTGCTCCGCGACCTTTCCAACTGGATGAAGTCACATCCTGAGGAGATGAAACAAAAAGTCGATGCTTTCTTTGGTGCAATTGAGAGCGGCGCAAAGATGGCAGATAAAGCAGCGCAAGCGGTTGGGGGTTGGGAAAACGCGATAAAAATAATTATCGGGGCGTCGGTTGGCGGAAAATTGCTATTCTTTCTGGCAAATTTATCCAAAGCCCTATTAGTTTTAACGGGAATAACCCTTCCTGGTTGGCTCGTTGCCGCTAGTGCTGTGGGCGTAGGGGCTTATCAGAACATATCCAATGCCGCAACCAAAGAAGACCATACTGATTCTCTTTGGGAGTCAATAAAACAGCGTTGGTCTGCAGGAGGCTGGTATAACAACCAACAAAACATGCAAGCTGTATCACCGGAGCAAAGAAAGAAAGATCAGGATGAGCGCTCATTCTGGGAATCAACTAAAAATCTTCTTTCGCAGGCTGTGAATGCATTAATTTCTCCGGCTGGGGCAGCATCTATGCAGCCAAATATTGTTGGCGGCTACCAGCCAAATGTCCCGCTTAACGCTCAGGCCGCTCGTCTTGGCGCTAAAGGAAAGGCATTTCTTCAGGCAATGGCTGGCGAATTCGGGACGCTGGAAGGTAAATATGGACTTCCGGCCGGACTGCTGTCTTCGGTAGCCGCTACTGAATCAGGTGGCGATCCCTACGCAGTATCCCCTAAAGGGGCGAAAGGCCCATTCCAGTTTATGGATGGAACTGCCAGAGACTTGGGTTTGAAGGGAATGGACGTTTATGACCCCCACAAGTCATCTGATGCCGCTGCAAGATACTTGCGCTTTCTGCTGGACGCTACTGGTGGCGATCTGGAGAAAACCCTTGCTTCCTACAACTGGGGGCTCGGAAACGTCCAGAAGAAAGGCATGGATAACCTGCCGTCGGAAACTCGCAATTACGTCCCTAAAGTCATGGCCGGAATGCGCCCCGGCGCCGGGATGGCTGTAGACCGCGCGATGCCCGGGCAGTCCGGTGCGACTTATCAGTTTTATGGCACAAAAATCACCACCCAGGCCCAGAACGTGGAACAGCTTACCAGCGACATTAAAAAGCACGCCGACAACCGTGTCATGCTTTTAGCTGGCTACTCAGGACAATAACTCATGTCATTTTCTCTGAATGTCTCGACAGTGCTATCCGCCATTCAGGGAGGAAGCCTGTTATCCGTCCTTAACAGCGCCCTGTCGCCAACTTACCGGATCACCTATAACACCGTTGACGAGTCGCTTTTGACGGCTGCAGCCGGGCAGGAGGTTTTCTCTCCTTCCGGCTGGGTTAGCGTTGATCGCTACGGTGATGCGGCAGTGACTAAGGGGCCAGTAGAAAAGGGCCGGTACACGTCCTACAACAAAGTGAAACAGCCGTCTGAACTCAGGATCATTTTTGCCCTTGAGGGATGGACGGCTTTTTCCGGGTCACTGCCTAACCTGACCAATTTCTCTTTGCTGAGCCGGAACAATTTCATTCAGAAACTGGATGAGATGAAAAACACGGCCAGCACCTACAACATCGAGACGCCGGACACGGTGTATTACAGCTACGATCTGACCCACTTCGATTATTTTGTGGGGTCATATCGCGGGCAGACGTTGTTGATGGCGAACTGCACTTTCGAGGAGATCATGGACGGCGGGGAAGTCATGCTTTCAAATGCTGTTATTGAAGGGCCGCCGACCAGCAACGCGAAAACCAATAATGGCGGGGCAGCCTCAACGCAGGTGATCACCGGGGCAACGAAAGAGGTGACATTGAGCGATGTTAAGAATGCCTGGTCAAGTGCAGACACAACCTTATCAGACGCTCTACAGACTACAGGGGCGGCGATTGTATCTAACGTTAACTCGGCGGCCGAGTCGGTCTCTAAGGCGTGGGACAGCTCTTCTACTGCGGTTTCTAAGCAGATAAAAAGCACCGTCTCCGACTTTCTGGGAAAGGTGATGTGACATGCAGGAAATTAGCTTATCACCGTCACTATCCCAAAAGGTGTATGTCACGCTTGGCGGCCAGAACTGCGCTATCAAGTTGCATCAGCGCTCTACCGGGTTTTACGCCGATCTGTATGTCGATGACAAGCCGATATTTCAGGGCGTTCTCTGCCTGAACTGCGTTTACCTGGTGCGGTATAAATACCTGGGATTCAGTGGAGATCTGGTTTTCGTTGACTCGAAAGGTACAGCCGATCCTTATTACGACGAAATCGGCACCAGATTCAAGCTGTATTATGCGACGAGCAGTGAGGTTGGCAGATGAGTTACAAGGAGAGAGAGCTTACCGTATCGTTCACGCTGGCCAACAGTACGTTTGACGGCGGCATTGGTAACACGCTGATTGTTAAAGGCTTCAAGTGTGAAGCTGCTATATCTGCCTTTGGCGGCGCTACAGGGACAATGATGGAGCTAAGCCTGTGGGGCCTGTCACTGGAGAACATGGCCAAGCTGACGACCAACGCGCAAAAAATAATCGCCGCCGAGCAAAATGCTATCGTCGTTTATGCTGGCGACACCCGTGTTTTTTCCGGGTCAATAACATCTGCCAGGATTAACCTGAATCAGATGCCGGATGCGCCGATTGAGATAACCGCAGCGGCCGCCGGCAGGGAGCGCCTGATCCCCTGTGAGCCCACATCCATTCGCGGCGATGCGGATGTGGCTGATATGATTCGCGCTCTTGCCTTTAAAGTTGGCCTGAAATTCATCAATGTCGACGTCAAAAGCACCGAGCGCAACCCGGTGTACAAAGGCAATGCGATAAAGCAGATCATTGAAATAGCAGCTGCGCATAAAATAACGGTAAATATTGATTTTGGCACCGTCACCATTTATACAGGTAAAAAACCTTCAGATTCCGTTGTTCCATTAATTTCTCCAGAGCACGGCCTTATTGGGTATCCGATTTTTTATGACATGGGGATTAACTTTCGCTGTATTTACTCTCCGTCTCTAAAACTGAATACCAAAATCATCCTTGAGACTGACCTGCCGCACGCAAGCGGGGAATGGATTATTCAGGCAGGAACCACTCATTATCTTTCCTGTAAAGTTCCCGGTGGTCTGTGGGAAACGTTTGTCGTGGCCGCGCCTGGGTATCTTGTAAAAGGGGATGAAAATGCTAACTAACCAGACCCCTGAGAGCGTGTCATCGCAGGGTAACGCCATATTATCGCTGCTACATTCAGCGCTGAAAGGAATGACGTTTGTCGATATTGTTCTGGTTAGGGAGGTTGAAGGCGATGTGTTGACCGTTCTCCCCCTGGTTAATGATGTAGACGTTTCAGGTCGGGCCATTGCCAATCAGGACGTTTACCAGATCCCATACCTCAGACTTCAGGCTGGAAACAGCGCGGTAAAAATGGAGCCAAGGCCAGGAGACATTGGTCTGGTTGTGATCTGCGATAAGGACACCACGAACGTTAGGGAAACCAGATCAGAGGGGCCCGCACCAACTCAGCGCCGGCACTCGTATTCCGATGCGATGTACATAACCGCAATAGCCAGCATGAATGGCGAGCCTACTGAATTCGTTGAATTTACTGGAAATGGCATAAACATACAGAGCCCTGGAGTGGTTAACATAAACGGCCTGAAAGTCCATCCGAACGGACAGCTTGAGCTTGTCGACGGTTCCATCGTTGATGGTCATACTCATGGTGGAGTAGTATCAGGAGGAAGCCGAACCGATCCCCTGGAGCCGTGATGAAAAAATTTATAGTCATTTCAGCATTTATTCTTTTTGCCTTATCTTCGCCCGCCATATCAAAGCAGATAACATCCCACTTAAAAATGGTTGATGGATACCTTGATGGTACGCTGACGGCAAATGATGACGAGCCAATATGGTACGGGGATTATGAGTTTGACTTCCTTGAAGGAATGCACTTCACTTGCAAGATGGTGTCACTACATACCTCTGGAGCAGACCCAATAAATCTAACATCAGTTAGCTATCGATGTCAGAATGGATTCTCTGTCGTTATAGAGAAAAAGCTATCAGAAAAATATGCCACCATTAAAACTGAAAGTATAAATTTCAAAACTGGCGAGACCATAGATCGCGGAGAGATAAAGGTAACATCCTCTGTTCCGTTAACCATGATTGAACACAGCAACTATAACAGCAAAATGTTTGATAAAAGGATAATGGACAGGGAGAGGTGGCTTAAAGATAACACCATGGATGTTTTTGATGCTTGTAACATAATTATGTCATCACATATGCTTGCATATCAGCTTGTTAATGCTGGCGCGCCAAATAGCAACGAAGGAAAAAAACAAATGTCTGAAGCGTTATCAAAATTATATCCAAAAAATGGAGACGCGATGGCGCAGGCAATCATAGATTTTCACTCAAAAGATAAAGATCCATTTGGAATGCCGCTTACTTTTGGACTGAAAGGTAGGCTTATCCAGATGTGTAGGGCAGAGCCTGAAAATTACATACCAGAGTTCGGCCCGTTAGTAATGTCCGGCAAGATATTTCGATAGGGAAGGCCCACCATCAGGTGGGTTTTTTGTGCATCTCATCCCATTCTTTTTCGGCTTGCTCTCTTGCTTTTCTCTTGAGTTCGTCCCTGAATTCATCCGTCATGATTTTTTTCGCCATAAGTTCAAGGAAGGATGGCAAGGATTCTTCGACTCGAGATTTAAGAACCCTTTCCGCATGCTCAACATAGCTGTTGGGTTCGGCGACGGTAGTGAACATGCTTTTGTCTTCATCAAGCAGATAACTCAGGTTTATCCTGAAGATTATCTCAGCATTCATTGAACGGTTATTAGCTTTCGCAGAGGCTTCAATTTTATCTTTAAGTTCACTTGGTAGCCTGATTCTCAGTTGCGGATCTTCTCTACTCATGATGGTGTACATCGCCCTCAAAAATCACAATAAGTAAATTATGCCCCACGGTGGGGTTGACAGCAATGACGCACGGTGTGACACTTATCTTGTGTCTCACGGTGGGGCATTAAGTGGAGGTAGTCATGGAAAAAGCAAAAGACATGTATCAGCGTAAAGTTCGATTTCCGGAGGATGTGCGTAAAGCAATTGAGCGCAGTGGTGAAGAGCAGTGCAGGCAGTTCAATACCGAATTGATTTATCAGCTGAGAAAGGCTTACGGCTTAATTGGGGTGAAAAATGCCCAACCATAAAAACGACGAAGCCCTAACTACTTGCGATAGTCAGGGCTCCTTATCGAACAAATCCCGGAAAGGAAATATCGACATGAATATTGTACAGAACAAAGAGCTAAGTTTCCACAATACCAATTTCGCCTACATGGAAATGGGTGGCCAGGTCTGGCTGACGGCAGCCGAAGTTGGTCAAGCGCTTGAGTATGCCGATGATAAAGCAGTTCAACGCATTTACTCACGCCATGCTGATGAATTTACAGCACAAATGACAGGGGTGGTCAAACTGACCACCCCTTCAGGAAAGCAGGAATCACGCGTTTTCTCTCTACGGGGCGCCCACCTTGTTGCGATGTTTGCTCGCACGCCAAAGGCCAAAGAGTTTCGCCGCTGGGTTCTGGATATTCTGGATCGGGAGGCGGCGCACTCACCGATAGCGAAACAGTTCAGTGATGAAGAGTTGGTAATGCTCTGTTACTTGCAGGTATGGATGGAGAAAAGCCAGCAAGTCAGCAAGAAGCTTTACCCTGCCATGCGTGAACTTGGTTCTGACCTGACCGGAAAAATTCGCGACATTGCATGTGAAACTGGGTACATGACGCGGGAAACCAAAAAGATTTTACTCCGAGAGGCTCAGAATCTGGATAACGAGAATTTCGTCGTCAGTCGTGCCCAGCCGATGCTGGCAAGACTTCGCGGGGAAGGGGAATGGATTCACTGATGGGCGCACAGGATAGCGCAAAAAGAAAAACCGCCAGTTGGCGCTGGCGGTCTACTGAAGTCTGACAACGTATAGGAACGTATATGACTGCATTAAAGATAGCAGACCAAAGATCGTATGTCACCATGTCCAGTCGCGAGATAGCTAAACTCACAAAAAAGGAACATAAGCACGTCATTCGTGATATTTGGGATATGCTGAGTGATTTGTATGGAATTAATAAAGATGGTCCAAATATGGGCCATAAGAAAAATCATACAGTTACACTATCAGATGGAGTGGAGGTTACCGTTGACTATCGCGGTTACGTCTCGCATTTCAGACTGGACAAACCCCATGTTGAATGCCTTCTTACCGGATACAGTGCTGTATTGCGCATGAAGGTAATTAAGCATATCTACAAGCTTGAAGAGCAAATCAACCGTCGATCCTTACCTTCGAACTATAAAGAAGCTTTGCTTGCTCTGGTTCAGGCAGAAACCGAGAAGGAGCAAATCGCTCTTGAGCGTGACCAGGCAGTAGAAACTAAGGCATGGATCGGTGAGAAAAGGGAAGCAACGGCGATGGCAACTGCATCAGCAGCCGTCCGCGCAAAAAACAAATTGGCTGAACGGGTAGGAGAAAGTAAAAACTATGCAGCCATCATCCCGGTAGAGAAGAAGCTTAACCAGAAATTCAAATGGCAACCTCTTCGTAAATGGTGTCAGGAGAACGGGGTAGAGCCTCACAAAGTAGATGATCCACGCTTTGGCAGTGTTAAGTCCTGGCCTCGCGACGCATGGCTCGCTGTTTATGGCGTAGATCTTCGTAAGCTTTTTTAACCCGAAGCACTAATTAGTGCTTCGAAAACCAAACCTCGCTTCGGCGGGGTTTTTTTATGGGCGAAATCCATGAAAACAATCTCTCTCAAACTCGATCCCGACACCTGGGACCTTGTCCTTGATGAGCTGGGTAATATCGCCACGGTAGAAAACCCCTACGCCTGCGCTCAGGACGTAGCGACGGCATGCCTGGCTATACGCGGCGAATGCATTTACGAAAAAGACACCGGCGTTAATTACAAAGAGCTGCTGAACGTTAAGGCCAGCACCGGCGCCATGGCGGCCGCGCTTCAGGTTGAAGCCTTGCGGATGAGCTATATCGCGCGCGCTGAGCCGACGCTGATTAACAACCGCGATACGCGCCGCACTACCGGCGTTATTGCGATCGTGGATACCAACGGCCTGGATTCCAGCGTCACCCTGTGAGGAAAAAATGACGACAATCTCTACGGCGGTACCGGCCGTGACATTTTCCACCACTGGCCTTGATGTTCCAGATGAGGGAGACATTCTTGCCGGGCGTATAGCAGATATTGGTTCTGCATTCGGGACGGCGATGAGCACGAACCTCAAGACGCCGCAGGGGCAACTGGCTGTCACTGATACTGCAATCATCGCCGACAAGAACGATCAGCTTCTGGCTATCGTCAACAACATGAACCCGGACTTTTCCTCCGGCAGATTTCAGGATGGCATCGGCAGGATTTACTTCCTCGATCGCATTGCTGCTGCGGGTACGGTTGTAACGGCCACATGCTCCGGCGTACCGGGGACGGTGATCCCGGCACAGTCCTATGCAACCGACGATAACGGTTATATGTACGTGTCACTGGCTGCAGGAACGATAGGCGCCGACGGGACGGTAAAGATCGAGTTCCAGAACCTGACTACCGGGCCGATAGCTTGTCCCATCGGTACCCTGACAAACATCTATGTCGCGGTAAGTGGCTGGTCGAGTATCACCAACGAGACCGCGGGTGTACCGGGCTCGAATGTTGAAGGGCGATCTGCATTTGAGTATCGCCGTCGCCAGTCAGTGGCACGTAACGCCTTTAACACAGCAGCGGCTGTGCGAGCTGCTGTCCTGGAAGTCGACGGGGTGCTTGATGTTTATGTGATCGACAACAAAGAGCCCACTTCCGTCGACAAAGGTTCCACGAATTACACGCTGCTGGCCAGCTCGATTTATATCGGGGTTTATGGCGGGGCAGTGGCAGACATTGCAGCGGCCATCAATAAAAAACTTCCCCCGGGCACCGTTATGAACGGTGACACCACCGGGACCGTGCAGGATACCGAAAATTATGACGCCCCTTATCCGGAGTACACCTACAGGTGGAAAACGCTGGATGCGGTGAGCGTTCATATCAAAGTGGAATACGAAGCGAATGATGGGCTTCCGTCAGATATCAACGCGCAGATCAGAACGGTCGTCCTGAATGCCTTTACCGGCGCAGATGGCGGTACCCGGGCGCGTGCCGGCGCGCGAATTTATGGCAGCCGCTATATCGGACCCATTCAGGCGCTTGATGCACAGAACATGAACGTGCTTTCGGTCCAGATCTCTCTGGACGGAACCACCTGGTCTAGTGCGCTGACCATGGGGATTGATCAGGAACCGACCCTCGATACGACAAACATCATAACGGAGGCGGTAAGTGAATAATGTCGACTGGACGATCTACGCGCAGTACGTGAACTCAACCAGCCTGCGGTCACTGATTGACACCTTTAACGCTTCTGTAGCGCCAGAGGACTGGATAGACACGTTCTATGACCTCGTATTCAACATCGAGACATGCGGCGATTACGGGCTGATGTGCTGGGGTAAAATCGTTGATGTAGAGCGTTTGCTGACTGTGACGCCATCCCAGCAGTTTCTGGGGTTTGGCGAAGCGACCAGCACCCCAGCAGAACTCACCGATCCGCAACCCTTTAACCAGGCACCTTTCTATACCGGTGTACAGGACACAAACACTGTCGTCCTGACCAATGATGCATACCGCAAGCTGATCATGTGCAAAGCGATGGCGAACATCAGCGACTGCACCGTGCCGGTCATGAATCGCATGCTGATGTACATGTTCGGCGCCAGCGGGCGAGCTTACGTGCGTGACGATGGCAACCATGTCATGAGCTACGTATTCGAGTTCCAGCTTTCCGATTCTGAGCTGGCCATAGTGCAAAGCTCCGGAGCACTTCCTTCCCCGCCAGGGGTAAAAGTAAACATCGTTCAGGAGGTCTGAATTGAACAATTCAGCCATGCCGTCACGTCTGACGGTTGTTTTTTCTGCGAGTGGTGACAAAAACACGATCCCGGTAAATTCCACCCCTGAAACGTTGGCTGATGGCCTTGCCGCGATGGACTCAGGATTTCCTCCTCTTACCCGCATCGCTCTATCTGCTGGCGGTAAGCCGCCAAAAGGGCAGGATTTTAATGGGATTTTTAATGATGCCTATACTCGCCTTCAATGGGAGCAAGCCGGAGGTTTCTATACATTCGACTCTGCATTTTCGGCAGCTATCGGTGGATACCCAAAAGGCGCAATTCTTATCAATTCAGCCAGGGATGGATTCTGGCAAAGCACTATCGAAAATAACACGACAAATCCTGATGCTGGCGGTATTGGATGGATTAATTATTCATCCGGACGACTCTTGAACGTGCAGACATTTTTATCATCCGGCACTTATACGCCAACCCCTGGTGCTAAGTCGGTTGTTGTTGAAATGGTTGGCGGTGGTGGTGGGAGCGATGCTGCCCCAGCCACTGGAGCGGGGCAGGTGTCAATAGTTTCAGGTGGTGGGGCCGGGTCATATGCTAAGGGTAGATTTTCAATAAATTTCACCAGCATTAGCATCGTTGTTGGCGCTGGCGGGCAGGGAGGCACCGCAGCATCTCCGGTTGGCTCTGTTGGTGGTTCAAGCTCATTTGGATCGCTAATGGTTGCGCCTGGCGGAACAAGAGGTCCGTCTGCCGGACCAGCAAATCCACCTTTTCTACCTCAGGGTAATGTCGCATCAAGCGCTCCTTCCGGTGCCAATATCATAGGCTCTCCAGGAGCCCCATCTACACCTGCATACGCTAACGCAACCCAGTCATTCCTCGGATCACCTGGGGCAAGTAGCGTTTTTGGAGGCGGGGGATGGGTGCCATCATTTGGAGACCCGGCTATTGATGGGCAGGCATATGGTTCAGGCGCATCTGGTTCTTCACAAGGACCATCCTCTCCGGCAGTAAATGGTGCCCGCGGCAAGTCTGGGATTGTAGTTATTTACGAATATTCATGAGAATAAAAGATGGCAATTACTGATACCCAACAATCTGCGCAGTTTGCGGCCAGGGCAGCGGTTAGCGCCGCAGAAGCAAAACAGTATGCTCTTAGCATTGAAAAACCGATCATTGATATTGCCGAATCCGTATCCGAAGCCAAGGATGCTGCAGTAGTTGCGGGGTTGGCGAGAGATGAGGCTAAGGACATCGCATCTGGATTATCAGCAAGCATTGACTTTGAGCTTGCCGCAAAAGAAGCTGAATTTGAGTCTCAGATGCAGGGGCAAAGAACCGCCTTCGAGGTCTCTCAGCAAGACAAAGAAAGTGATTTTTTGTCATCTCAGAGCCAGAGGGAGGCTGATTTTGTCGAGTCGCAGACCGACAGGGAAAACAGATTCCAGACGTTTCTTGACAGCTCTGGCTATGTTTTCCTTGGTGATTACGAAAATGGCCCATTCCAGTTCAGTGCTCGTAACCAGTACATCCGCTATAACAACCAGTATTACCGCCTGAATGCTGCTACTGACGTCGGCTTTACGACCACCGGAACCGACGCGATCAGCTTTGCGAACGACGTTACTCACTTCGTTCTGATGGATGGTGACACGCTTCGCCAAAACCTGGGTTCAGGCGACGGCCTTAAATGGGTTGGCAAATGTGCGACCATCTCCGCACTGCGAACAGTTGAGCCTACCTACTCCGGGCAGTCGATTACCCTGCGACATGCAGTGTCTGGTGGACATGAGATAAATTGCTCGCTTTGGTACGATGCCGATGATGTGACTACGGATGATGACGGCTATTCTGTATTTGTTACGGCTGGGGGGGCTCGCTGGAAGGCTGATGTTTCCAGAGGGATTGATATACGACTTGCTGGTCTTCTTTCTGATAACTCCAATCTGGGTACCGCTTTAAATGCCGTCATTACCGGTGAGGTTAACAAGATAAAAGCGGCTGGGACCATTAAAGGCGCAATCACTAATATTTTTATTCCGGCATCCAGAAAGGTTTATACAGTTGATACTCCTGTATTCATTCCATCATTTATGTGTATGAATACTAACGGGTATGTATATATGCTTTACCCATCAACAACAGGCAGCGCGTTTAGCATCAATAACGCTGCTTTAGATATTGCATCCGGCGGGATGCCGTCTAACCCGGCAGATGTTCAGGGCTGTAAAATATTTAATGCAGAAGGTGGGAGGTTCATACTTACCGGCCCGGGAGGGAATGCATCTACTGGTACCGGTCTTTACGTCGGCGACCCCAATACCAGCGTTTTCGCCGTTCGCGATTTAATGATTGGCGACCTGACAATCATCGGTTTCAAATACGGGATTCAGATAACGGCACGTAATAATTTCATAAACACGTTTTATGGCATCATTTCCATGCTGAACCAGTACGGTGTTTATGTCTCAGGTGGGCAGGCCCTGAATGCTGGTGAAAAAATGATTTTCGAAAAATGCACAATCGGGAACAACTCTGTTGCGCATTTCTGGTTTCAGGCTCCAATGTGGTACTACATCAACAACTGCTCACTGGATTACACCAGTGCTGATGTATTCCTGGTGGGAAATCTGTCTCAGGTATCAAGGATTCTCATTCAGGGTGGCCATGTTGAGGGGGTTCCAGGTTATCTGGTGAACTGCCCGGCCGCACCAGGCATACCGGTTAAAGTTCAGTTTAGGGATACTCAGCTCTACATGAACGGCGCCAACAACTCCATGCGTCAACTTATCCATGCGCCGGGTGGTGGTTGTGCGGTTTCATTTGAAGAGTGTGACTGGACGTTTACCGAATATTTTGAAAGCTCTCAGTACATTTCGCTGAGCGGTTATAGCGACGGCACTGAGGCGAATAATCGCTGCGTGATTACTAATAAAAACCCCCGCGTTACCGGACTGCGTAGCTCACAGATTCTGCCGCGATATAACAATGGTCTGATGGGCTGGCGATTTAATTTTGTTGGCACGGAGGGTGCATCGATTCTTAACCTTACCGATGCCAACACAAAAATCACGGTCTCCAGTGCAAATACTGACGTAAGCGCAAAATACGGCGCAGCAACCAGCGACGGCGCGAGGACGATTGAGATTACTGCGGCTGCAGCAACTGATGTGGTCGAGCTGCTGCTGACTCCTTACTATCCGGCAAAAGCTCGCCCGGCATGGTGCGGCGGTGCATCAGTTAATATCGCAGGCGTTACAGCAGGGGAATGCGATATGTACCTTGTTGCCAGAACCTACGAGGAGCCTACCCTTTCTTTCAATAGCGGCACATCAACTATCTCGACAAACCGGGCTACTGTGACTAACTACATTTCCGACGTTATCAATGTGAGCGAAATTTTCAGTAGGTCAGGAACGCCGCTGACAGCGGCCGATTATGTGGGAGTATGGCAGAGCGTGAGTCAGGCACAGTACGCTGATTCATGTCGACTAGCTCTGCGTTTTACCAATTTCGTAGGGACGATTAAAGTTAAACTCCCTGTTTTCTGGCAATCACCTGTACTGTGAGGTGTTATGTTTTATCTATATGAAATACAGGCAATAAATCATATAAGCCAGTACATGTTAACCAAAACTGATGGTGCCGGGGTGATTACAGTATTTGATGCCGACAGTGATGAAGAAGCCATGGATATGGCATCGGTTTATATCATCAACACTCTTGGTAAAAAAACGGAGTTTAGTATTTCATTGTCTCTCTAAGCACTTCTGACATTACTGGATATATTGATGTAACCAAGGCAGGAGTATTGGGGGATGTCACTGTCATCGGTGTCGTGACGTTTACTATCTGCGATGCGCGCCAGGACAATGCGGTTGTTTAGTTGCTGTCGATAAGTGAAAGAGCACGTGGCGGCTGTGTCGTAGATGTGGCGTGACAGGAATGCACGATAAAGACAGGGATGTATTCAAACGACACGAAACGACACAAAACCGGATGCGAACGCGGAAAACATGTGTGATTACAGTGTGTTATTTAACGCTCTACTTTCTTCTAAGCCGTAGGTCACAGGTTCGAATCCTGTAGGGCGTGCCATTTAATAATCAATCACTTATCAACTTCCTCCAGTCGCTGATTTTTCCTTGTGGGACATATTTGGGACATCTTCTGCAAAAATTTGCAAAAATTGAGTCAATTTGACGTGCGTGCTCAGTTAAATGGTTAGGTGCCAGGTGAGCATATCGACGGACCATTTCGATGATTCTAATGTCTTGTAGTATCTGTCGGACGATGGCCAGTCAGAGTACAGCATTACTGCTCTGTAATATCGAACAGAATGGTTAATGCTGGTTATAGCTGAGTGCAGAATAAGCGCTCTGCAGGAATGTGAAAATATGTTGCCGGTAACAGGCTAATAGTCATTATAGCTTTAGGTTCTGTCTGACTGGGTTAAATATCGCATTTTAAGCTGGCGTGAAGTACAGTTGTTATAGATCAATATTGAACACTATTTGAAAGCATACCCTCGATGTTCATCCACTACCTGGAAAGATCCGAATGAACATCAAATTCGTCGCCATCTCCGTATTCGCTGTTGTGTGCGTCTCTGCATCAGATATTTCCATCGCCAAATCGAATTCCTTAAGCGATGATCAGGTCAGTCAAAGGATTATTGATGACTCTGTCGCATCCTACCCCGGTACTTGTGCCTGTCCCTTCAATACCGCCCGGAACGGCAGCTCGTGCGGTGGCCGCAGTGCCTGGAGCAAAGCTGGTGGGTACTCACCTATTTGCTACAAGAAAGAGGTAACAAAGGAGATGGTTAAGGCGTGGCGACAAGAGAATCAATGATAACGATCAATATCTGAACCAGGTGATTACTTACACTGGAATAGTAGTTTAAATAATATTAAATGATTATTTCGAATACTGCAGCCCATTTGCAGTAAGCACTGTTCTGGTAGAGGCGGCAGAGGCCACGGCGTATATCTTTTTACCTTGTGATATTTGAACCCAGCAAATCTATTTCCCCTGCCTGATAGACTTAGTGTCACCGTATCCTGTTACTAAGAGCACGGGGCTACCTACTCATAAGACACTTCCTCTTCTTACGAGGAAACCGGTTCAGCGTGTTGTGTGTGGAGACAGTACCCATCAACTCAAACTGATAACAAAAAGTTTAATTTTTTTCCCCGCCGCGCTGACTATAGTTAGGGCACTTTCACTTGCCCAATAAGGTCACGATTATGAAATTAGTTATCGCCTCCGTAATTTCTCTGCTCAGCTTCAGCGCGCTGGCGGCGCCAGAGGGGACGCTCAGCGTACACATTCTTAATCAGCAAACCGGGCTCCCTTCACCGGGGGTGCAGATTGAGCTGGATAAACAGCAGGGGGAGAGCTGGCAGCATATCGCCACCGGTAAAACGGATGCCGATGGGCGGATTAAATCGCTCTATCCGCAGGCGGAGAATATGGAGCCGGGGGTGTATAAAGTGACGTTTAAAACCGGTGACTATTTTAAAAGCCAAAATATGAATACGTTCTTCCCGGTGATTCCGGTTATTTTTAATGTCACAAAGCAAAATCAAAAACTGCATATCCCGCTGCTGCTCAGTCAGTACGGATACTCTACCTACCGCGGCAGCTGATGACCCAAGCCGCTATCCAGCCAACGCCTGCGCGGCTTCCGCAGGCGTCACGCTTTTCTCGCACCACGATGTCCACGCCTAACGCTCGGTCTCTTTCTCTTTAAAGTGTTTAACGGCTTCGTCGTACATCGCCAGCAGGCCGGAAATTTCGCCTTCATATTGCGGCACGCGCTGGGCGCGAACGAGCTCAATCAGCAGCGCATAGGCTGCTTCTTCCGGGGCCGCATGTGGATTGATCAGTCCAGACAT